CACGTTGCCGTGCCCGTCATAAAGAACAACGTCGCCATCGGCATCGAGCGCGGGTCGATCCTTGTCGCGGTGGCCAATGATGATCTTGTTCGCCGGGTGATTGCCAACGCGAGCGATGACGCTGATCGTCTCCTTCAGTGCTCGCGATGCGAGCCCATACGGATGCATGACCGGCCGCCCGGTGATCGTCGGCATGCCCGGTGGGCAATTGTCGATCGACTCGGTGCTCGGCGAGTCGTCGATCTGAGTCGAAGCCGTTTGCCCGTGCGTGATGATCATCACCTGAAGCGCGATCTCTTTCCTGATCATTGCCCAGTCGCGGTCGTCCATCATGCGAGTGTATTCCCTGTGCCGGTGCCGGTGACCGACGTGATCATGTTCGAGTCTGCAACAATGCACCCGAGCTTACAAAACGCGAGATGGCTGACCTGTGATCCGTCTTCGCTCAGCTCGTAATCCACGCTGTAGAGGTACATCTTTTCATCGAGCCCGGCGGCGTCGTGAACGATGTTGTAGGTCGTATCGACTCGATAGGGCTCGCCAGCGGCGTTTATATGCCCGAGCACCGAGCAGGTCACGACCAGCTCGTTCACGTTCTCGCGAGCGAACTCCCGAGCGGCGAGCGCTCCGAAGTAGTTCGCACCCTGGGCGACGAGTCGCGAAAGCTCGGGGAGCCCGCTTTGAACGTTGTTCGCGTCGGGCGCGCTCACTGGAATACAGCGATAAAGCTTGTGCCCCGCGTTGTAGAGCCGGCTCGGGCCCTCGGCGGCGTTCAGTTTCAAGCTCGATTTGTTGACGACCTGATTCGATTCGTTGCCCGTCCACACGACCAGAATCGCGTTCGGGATCTGCCCGCTCGCGCGATGAATGCTCATGTTCAAAACGTTGCCTAGGCGCCCATCGACGTTGCCCATGATGCGCATCCCGAGCGTTCCCTTCGGTGCGTCTGAGAATGCCGGGCGCCCACAAACGAGCTTGCCGGTCGGGCTCGCCCACACGATAGCGTTCAGCGGGTCGATGAAGCGTTGAAGGCTTGCGAGCTTCGACTCGCCCGGCGTCGTCGCGAAGTAGGTGCCCACGTCGTCGGGCATGTTGCGCGTTTCGAATCCCTGGATCCGAGTGTTCTCGATCAGCTTGGGAAGCACGTCGCCGATCTTCGCGAAGTTGGTCCAGAGGATCGAGCTGTCAGGGTTCACGCTGTCGTTGCTCTCAAGGTAGCCGATGACGTCGCGACCGTTCACCGAGATGATCGATCCGTCGTTGCTCGTGTTGATGTCTGGCGTGTCGCAGAAACCGGTCGATAGCGGCTCGCCTCCGACCGTGAGTTGAACGACGTCACCTTCTCGGATCAGCTTGTCCCATGTGTTCGCGCTCGACGTCGGGAGCGCCGGCTTAAAGACGAACGAGAACGCATCGACGGGAACGAGGATATTTGAGCTGAACGAGTAGGAATTGAACCGCTCGATCGTAAACGGCTTCCCCTGTAGCGGCGTCACTTCGAGCTTGATCGACGGGAGGCGCCCATAACGATCGAGCCTCTTCGAGAAATCATCGAGCGCCATTAGATAAACGCCGGCACTTTAAGCACCGTCCCCTTTTCGATCCAGTTGGCAGAGACGAGCGACGGGTTCAGCGTAACGATGTCGTTGCCGTCTTGCGGCGAAAGCCCGTTTTCGAAAGCCGCTTCGCGTATGCTCATCGTTCTCGGCGTCGTGTATTCGATGATCGACGGTCGCCCGTTCGTCGAGCCCGAGCGAAGAACATCGGCCATCGAAGAGCACGCTTCGAGAGCGGCGAGCTTCGTTGTCGTCAGCGCCTGCGCCGCGCTAGCTGCCCTGCCCGTCGAAGCGACCGACGAGCGCTGAAGCTCGGTCGTAGCAACGTCAGAATCAGAAAGGATCTCATTTGCCATCTCGCGCATTGTCTCGGATCGGCGCGAGAGCTGGGTGAGCTGGATCGCGTCTCGCGCGATGTCGCCGAGAAGCTCGATCGGCAAGTTGGCGAACGGATCGGCGGGTGCGCTCACCGTGGTGAATCTAGTACTCACTCGAACGAATCCGCCCGTGGTCGTCGCGAGCCCAGACACGCCGGCGGTTTTCGCTGTCGATGCGCTCGATCCGAAACTCGCGACCGGGTTCACTCCTCCGGCGGTGGCATTCACTGAGAAGGGAGCGAGCACGCCGCCGATGTTGATCGGAAGGATTGCGCCAATGTCGAACCCCGTGAGCCCGAACGACGCCGCCGCGTCTGTCGCGAGGTTCACAGCGAAGTTGTACAGGTCGACGAGCTTCGCCTTTATGTCGGCGACGACCGCCGTCAGTGCTCCCTTGATCTGCTGAACGGCGGCGATTGCTGCCGCGATTCCCTGGATCGCCGCGATCATGCTCTGAAGCGCTGACTTCGGGGTCTTGATGTTTCCGATCGCCATCGAGTCGAATTGAATCGATTCGAAATTGTGTTCTTCGAAGCGCACGTGAACGAGCGCGGCTTGCTTCGAATCGTGGCTGTGCTCGATCGTGTAGTCGACCATCCCGCATCGAAGCACGCCGAAAACCGGGTGTTCGAGCGTGCCCGGGATCGGGTCGTGGCATTCCGCCATGAAGCGATTCAGGCCCGCCTTATACCCGGCGCCGTGAAACAGAGCCTCGATCTCGAACACGCCCGGCTTTCTTCCGAGGTCGTCGGTCGACTGACCGTCAACGTATGGAAAAAGAAACTTCGCCTTTCGTCGCCCGCCTGTGTCCTGAATCTTTGAGAGCCCGGCTTGATAGTCGCTCTTTGATTTGAAGACGTGAAAGAGCACGTTTCGCGCGTTCTTTCTGCCGCCCCTGTAGCCGCCTTCGCTTATGTCCCATTTGCTTTTATCGATCGCGAACACCCTGAACATTGCGTTAGCGGTCTCTTGCGACATCGTCAGCGCGGCGAAGTCTTCGGGCTTGTTTAGATTGAGTCTGCTCATGCGGTTCGCTCCCTTATTGTTTCGGCGTTGCCGCCGCGCTGCCTCTGGCTCGCTGGCTCGGCGTCGTGTCGATCTTCACTTGTCGCGTGGTCTGGTCGAGCCCTTTTTGCTTCAGCTCGTTCGCTCGGTTGCCGGTCTTCTTTGCACCGTTGATCATGCGGTCGATGCCGTCGCCCATGATGTCGAGCATTTTGGAGAAGTCGTACATTCCGCGCTCGATGGCGTTGCCCGTATAGTTTCCGTCCGCGCTTGTGCCTTGCGTGTTTTTGTCGATGATCCCTTCGAGGTAGGTGCCGATCTCGTATCCGGCCATCGCCGCCGTGATCACGAGTGAAGCCTTTCCGAGTGCGTCGGCTGCTTTGTTCAGGTTCCCGGCGGCACCGCCGAGACCGGCGCCCGATCCGATGCCGCCCGACCCGATCTCGCCGAGGTTCACCACGAAGACCGGGATCGTTTTCTGCCCGGTGATTTGTTCGAGCGCTGCCGCCTTTAGGCCCGAGTTAACGAAGTTGCCGACCCCGCCTAGCTTCCCGCCGGCTTTCTTCCCGAGCTGGCTCAGTGCGTAGGCGCCAGCCGATGCCGCGAGAAATCCCTCGCCCATGGTGATCGCTGACGCGGTGGCGCTCGACGTGCGCTTCGCGAGCCATCCGTTCGCCGCGCCGACCGCCGGCTGCATTGCCCCGCCGATTGCCCCGGTCACATTGTTTTTGATTGCCCCGGCGTTCTCTAGAATGCCGCGAGAGCTTGCCGCATCCCCTGACAGATTGCCGCCCATGCCATTTGCGGCGTTTTGAGCGGCCCGGGCTTGCTTGGATAGCTCTAGGGTCCGAATCATCGCCTGGGCCGATTCTGGCGACAATCCGAAGGTCTGCCAGCTCGCCTCCTTGTCGAAAATCCGGTTCCCGCCGTTCTTCACCTTGTCGAGCGCGTCGAAGTTGAAGCCGTTTGGCCCGATCAGGTTCCCGAGCCCTTGCGCGCTTCGAGGTAGGTTCTTCAGCTTGCCCTGACTCAGCTCGTCGACCAGTTTCCCAAATTGCGGCCCGACGACCGCTTCGATGGCGGAAAAGTTGCGCATTGCGTCACTGCCGAGCCCGCGCCGCTTCGTGTCGTCGCCCATGGTCTCGTAAGTGCCGCGCCACTTGTCGAGCGTTTCGGTCGGCGATGCACCGGTGAGCTTGCGGGTCTTGTTCACGTCGGCGGCGAGCTTCGTCATCTCGCCGATGTTGTTCTGATCGATTCCACGCGCTCGAAGAACGCCCGCCATCTTTTCGGCGATGTCGCCCGACGAGTCGGTCTGACCTCCGGCGAGCCCGAGGTTCGCCGCCGTGGTGCCATAGGCGAGAATGTTATCCTCGCCCCTGACCTGGGTCTTCGCGATCCCTTCCATGGTCCTGGCAACGTCGCTTTGAGAGAAGCCGGCAAAGGCTTGCGTCGCACGCTGGGCGAAGATGGTCATGCGGTCGGCGTTGATCCCGAGCGTGCCGCCGATCTTGCGTAGCGTGTCGTGGAGGTCGACGGCGCCCTTCGTCGCGTCAATGAATTGCTGTCTCAGCCCGAGGTCTTTCTTGACCCCTTCGAGCGCGTTGGCGGTGCTTGAAGCGACGTCGGCAAAGTAGCCGCGAAGCTGGTCCGCGAGGCGCCGGCCAAAGTCGCGCACACGCTCGAAGTGCGTCTCGGTGTTCTTTGAGTTGCGTTGAAGGTTCTTGTCGAGATCGTTGCCGACCCGCTTGACTTGCTCGCCCACGCTGGCGGCTTTTTTCTGTAGAGACTCTAGATCCGCGATGATCTTACGGAAGTCTGTCGCGACCTTTAGTTCGACCTTGCTGTCGTCTGACATTTTGCTTCGGCTCCTTTGTTGGTTCAGCGAGCCGGCCCGAGGCAAATGCCATCACGACCCACCAAATGTGCTGCCCCTTTGTTACGCGTCGAGTGTCAGCAAGCGGTGAATAATGTTCACCAAGTGCCGTGGCTGCAATTCCGCCAAAACTTCCGAGCCGTTTTTTTTTGCGGCTTCGACCAGCGTGTCGAGCTGATCCTTTGTGAGATCTTCGATGCCTGGGTTCAGTCGCTCACACCCGGCGTTGTAGGCGTTATAGAGCGCGCTGATTTCATCGTTCGTCATCTTGCTCATGAGGTACGCCGAGATCGCCGGTGCAATCTTGCTGCCGGGCTCGGGCGTCGTCGCAAGCTCTAGAACTTTCATCGCCATGATCGACGATTCGGTAAGCCCGTTTTGCTCGTTCTTCGGCTTGGTCGACATCTCAGCTTGAATCTCGTTCACAATGCGAACGTGCTCAGCGATCGAGAGCGGTCGCACTTTGAGAACAAGCGATCTGACTTTGATCGTGAAGCTGTAGTCGGTGCCCATACGAAGGGCGGTGAGAATGTCGTCTGGTTCGTGGTCTTCGGCGTGCATGTGTGAGGATCCTCCCACCCGCACATTACAAGGCTTAGATGTCGATGTCGAACAATGCGGCGGCGTTGCCGATCGCGTCGGTGAACTTCAGCGCGCCGAACTCGAACGAGCTTTTCACCTCGCTGCCCACGCCGCTTGCGTCATCCGACGTCGTCTTCTTGAAGATGCCCGAGAGCACGAAGAGGTCGGCGCCAAATTGAAACGTGATCGAGACGTCGTTCGCCTTGTAGTCGATCATGTCGACCTTTGGGCGCGCGAGCGTGTTCTGAACCGCGATCGTGAAGTTCAGGTCGATGTCGCAATTCCCCTGGACGAATCCGCGATTGAACTCGTCGGGGGTCATCGTCGGCACCGCGCGCGCGTTGTGATTCTTGCGAACCGACGCGCTCTGAATGTCGGCGATCGGGATGCCGTTCAGCGAGAGGAACGCGCGATCTGTGTAGTTTGCTGTCATGTTCTAAAGCTCCTTTGCCTCTCGGCTTTTTAGACGACGATTGAATCGAACTCGGTGGTCGCTTCGACGTTCACTTTTTTGCGATGCAAGCCCGGCACGACGTTGACCGGCGTCTTCACTTCGAACGCGTGGCGGTCGGTGCTCGCGCGCTGAACGACAAACTGCTTCGCGAGCAACGCGGTCGCCTGGAACATGTCTTGATCTTCGAACGCGGCGGCGAGTCGTACAAGCTCGCCCTTCATGCGGTTCGCGACCGAGCCGCTCGCCTTCTTGCGAAAATCTCGCTGACTCAATCGGGTGTAAACCGTCTTGCGCCAGTAGTAGAGCACCTGGAAATCTTGCACGTCGTAATAGCTATTGACGACCGGCGAGCCCGAGCCATCGACGCTGAGGCGCGAGGTGATGCTTCGAACAAAGGCCACTTCTTCGTTGGGCTTGACGTACAGCGGGGTCCAGCCCTTTTGCAGCGCGCTCTCGCTCTGTGCGTTGTCGCCGACGCTGGGCCAGTTGCTTTGCAGAGCCGGTGCCGTGACGCTTTGGATCGTCTCATCGTCGAGCGGGTTGAACGGGATCGCGTTCGCCGCCATGCGTGCCGCGCAAGCCGCCGCCATCTCGCCGATCGAGTATGCAGGCGACCCGCTGTCGTACAGGTAGCACCCGATCAAAAATTGCGAGTCGGGGGTCGGCAACGTCGCCGGGTCAGCGACCGAGCGATTGAACACGACGCCGAACGAGCCGAACTGATTGTTTGCCGTTCGGGTTGCGCCGCTGACCGTGGTCGCGTGCGTGCGAAGCGCTTGCGCGCTCGGCGAGAGCGAGCCGCCGCTGACGCCGTCGAACGGGCTCACGATGAACTCGGCTTTGATGTTCACCGCCGCCGCGAGTGCGCTCGTCAGCGTGGTGTCAGCGTTGGCAAGAACCAAGAGCTTGATCTGAGGATAGGTCGAAGCTCCGGCGTTCGCCTTCACCGCTGCATAGACCATCTTCGCGGCTTCAGAGTCGGTGCCAGCGAGCGCGGTCGCTTCGACGAGAGCGGCTTCAGCGTCGCCTGAGTTGCTGATCGTGTAAATGCGATAGTTCGTTGCAGTGCCGCCCGATGCCGCACGCTTGCCCATGAGCAAGACCTCTTGCGTGGCTGCGGGCTGACCGGTGTCTGCTGCGAAGGTTTGCTCGACTGGCGTTGCCGGGGTTCTCGCGTCGCCGATTGATGTCACGGTGGCCATTGTTTCAGTCTCCTAATTTTACGTTGAATTTGTCAGCCGCGATCGGCGCGTTGCTGCCGTCGTCGATGGTCGGTTGTGAGATGACGATCAGCCTTTCGAGGTCGCCGAGAGTCTTCTCGAACGGCTTGTCGACGGTGCGCTCGTCGCTTTCGAGGTACAGGTTCCAATCCGCGAGAAGCACGCGCCACCCGAGGGTGATTTGAGTGAGCGGGCATAGCTCTTGCGAATCCTTCGGAATGAACCCGAGCGCCTTGTCGTAGCTGAACGTGCGGCCCAGCTCGTTCAAGCCCGGAATGTGCCCGCGCATTGTCGCGTAAAAGCTCGGTCGAGTGAATTGAGCCATGAGCATGGAGACGACCAAATCCGGGTAGCGCTGCATTTCAGCTCGGCGCACGTTCGGCGGAAAGATGACATCGATCTTCACCTCGCCCGTGAGATACCCGGTGATCGAATCCTTGCGCCCGGTCGGGTTGAAAATGCGCAGCGCGGGAAGCTCGCGCGTGCTGAAATCCATTCGCATGTAAGGCTCGATCGAGTCGCCGAAGATGCGCTGAACGATCGGCTCGTTCTTCAGCTCGTCGACCACCTTTTCGACGATCGCGTCGCCGGCTTGGAGGTGCCACGTAGGGCTATCAAGCTGGTCAATGCGCTCGGTCATTTCAGCGCCTCAGCGATTGCCGCCTTTGCCGCCGCGATGAAATCGCGCTTGTCTTGTGCTGAGATCGTATCAAAGCGCCGCTCTGGGATACGCACCCACTGAACGAAAATGAAGTTCGGGTCTTTGCCCTTCTTCACAAGCCTTCGACGTATGCCTTTGGCTGCCACTGTGGCCGATTTACCGGCGGGGATAGGGATGCGTAGGGCTTTCGCGTGTACGGGGCGCAAAACGCCGCCTGGCATGCGTTTCGTTCCGTAGTTCATGAGCGCCGCGTATGCGACGTTGGTGCCCATCGCGATCGTCCCTTCGCTATCCATGCGCACGTAACCGCCGGGGCCGGCTTCGCCCGTCATGGGTGCGATCGACTTCTTCAGCACGCCACGCTGGGCCATGATTTGACCGCTTCGAAGGATCAGAGGATCCCACGGCGTGTGCCCGTTGTAGGCGCCCTCGCTGTCGAAGAGCATGCCGCGATTGAATTGCATTGCGACGACCATCTCGGTCTGGATCGCTGTGCGCGCGTTCATGAGCTTCGCGGCTAGGTTCGGGAATGACATGGAGATCGCGATCATGGGTCGATCTCGCCCATGAAAAGATCTTCGCTAGGGTCGGTGATTTGCTTTCCTGGAAAGTCGCCGTCGCCTCGACCGCTCACGAGGATCGCGCCGTGGCCCCCGTCGTCGGTGGCGTTGACGTCGTGGGTCATGAGCCCGTCGAGCGGCGGATAAGCCCACGCACCGAACGCGTCTTCGCTGCCCGGTCGCTTCTTCAGCTCTCGATCCAGAATGTTCTTATAGAGCCGGCTCGCCTCTTTCTTGAACGCGCCGCCGTCGCTCACTGAGCCGCGACCGAAGTCGTTACCGAGCACCCTGATCACTGCCATAAGCTCACAGGCTGTGCGCAGCGTTTCGACCGTGGTGCTCGGTAACGTTTTGAAAGCTTCTTCGTTGCTGCCCCTGAATGGCGCAGCGTAGCGCGGCGAGAAGTCGCGCTCGACTTGCCCTTCGGCTTCTTTGATCAGTCGCTTCAGTAGACGGCGGGGAAACTTGTTCTCGTCCTCGTCAACGTCAGTGAAGCGCACCTTTCCGAGAAGGCGCGTTTCGACGTCATATTCGTTGATGTAGGACATTCTGCGGCGCGGCGGTTAAGCCACGACCTCGGCTTTCTTGAGGTTCGCGCGCCGAAAATCTCTAGTGCCTTCGATGCGCTCACCGGCGAAATCAAATGGCCCGGTGAAGTCGTCTTTCGTCAGCTCGCTCGCGCGCTCGGCTGCGACCGCAACCGTTTGCCCTGGGTTGATGACGACCGCACCTTCGAGGAACGGGCGCAGAGCGCGCACCTTCACCGTCGCTGACGCCTTCTGACCCGCTTCGCTTTTCTTTTGATCTTCGCTCATCTGAACTTGCCTTTCGTGTGTGTGTTTCTCTCAGAGACAGAGGCGGGCCCGGCGTGGCCTTGGGAGGATCGCGCCGGGCCCTACTCGGTGAAGAAGCTGGCCGCTTAGGCGACCACCTTCGCAGTGATGACGTCGAACGCGCGGTCGAGCTTCGGGCCGCCGTGAACACCAGCAACCATGCTGATGTAAGGATTCTGCGGGCCGCCTTTGCTGCCCGGGACCGTGTTGTCTTCCACGATCAAGTACTTGCCATAAGCCGGCTCGTCGATCGTGCCGCCGACGAGGTGCAAGCCTTGCTGAAACTCGCCGATCTTGTCGCCGCCGGGTAGGCTCGACACTTCGAAGAAGAGATACCCGTCCGGCACGAAATAAGTCGCATCGCCGACCGTGACTTTCTGGTTCGAGTCGACGCTTTCCGACTGGTACCAGCCGCCATAGATCTCGAACTCGGGCAAGCCCGGGATCAAGAACTGAAGCGTGCGGTTCAGGTCGTACTCGGCGAAGTTTTCCGCCGCGAAACGATACTGAATGAGGCTCTTCACTTCGGCGTTGTCGAGAATCCACCGCGCCGTGTTCGGGTTCAGCACGACCTTGCTGACCTTGTACTTACGAAACGCCGCGAGACCGCCCATGAGCCAGTAACGCAGATCGGTGACTGGCTTCGCGCTCGCGTTGGCGACGATGCCGTCGCTCGACCAAACGGCGGTGAGCGGGGTCGCTTGGTTGCCCGCTGGCACACCGAAAGACACCGTGCGACCGAAGTACGTGAAACCACCGTTGAAGATCGTCTGCCAGCGCAGATATTCGATCCGGGTTTCGAGGCGGCGGTTCAGTTTGTCGACGTTCAGGTCGATGCGCTGACGAGCGCCGCGCATGCTGCGGTCATTGCTGCCGAGCTTGCGGAGGTGAAGGATTTGCTTCTCATCCATCACCAGCTCTTCTTTCCAAGCGCCGCCTTCGAATTTTTGCGTGCGCGTTCCAACGCCCTGCACGGTCTTAGGCGAGGTGCCGATCGTGTGCTCGTTCGTCATGCCGCCCGATGCTTCGACAACATCGACGAAGATGTCGTCGGCTGGAATCGCGACGCTCGGCATGTACTTCGCGCCGAGGAAAGTGCTCGGGTCGTTGACGACCTCGCGCACCATCTTTTGAAGGAGGTTCGTGTATTCGTCCGTGAAAAATCCGCCGGTAGCTGCCATGTGTATGTTCTCCTAGTTCTCTGAGTGTTTGGTTTTGTGGCCTCGGCTCAGCCGAACCGAAGAAGTGAAACGCCATCGGCACCGATCACGATCTTGCCGCGCAAGTCGGTCACGCCGTTCGTGTCGATGCCCGTGAGCTTCGAATAGAACACGGTGCCGGCGATGATTGCTTGCGTGAGCACGCTATTCGCGAGGCTGTGGGTGTCAGTGTTCGTGAACTCGGATGCAGCGCATTTGCGCGCGAGCACCGCCACGGCGTCATTCAAGCCGGACGATCCGGAGTCGCTGTATTTCTGATACAGCCCGGTGACGGTGTTGCGCGCGAGCACTTCACCCGCGACGTAGCCGCTCGCATGGTACGCGAGCTGCACACCCAAAAATGATGCCTTTTGGCGCTCCATTGCGATGATGTTTGGATCATCGAAGCGGGTCACCTCAGCGGTAAAATTTGCGTTCAAGTCCATGTTTCGTTCTCCTGGTGATCCGCTTCGAGAGCGGCCTTAATACTGCCGAAAGCCCCGGTTAGGGGCCCTCGGCGATTCGTTGTTCAGTCGGTCAGGCGATAACCTCGGCGAGTGCGATCGTGATCGCCGAGAGCTTCGCGAGCTGCTCTTGAAACGCGGCGAGCTGCTTTTGCTGCTCTTCGATCGTCGATGCGCTCTCGACGTGGGTCTCGGTGACGGTCTCGGTCTCGCGCACGGCGTCGGCTGGGCGCACGGTCTCGGTCTCTTCGGTGCCGGCGGTCTTTGCCATCATCTTCGCGGTGAAGGGCATGTTCGAGAGCGTGGCCTTCGCTTCAGCGGCGAGGCGAACGCCCTTCACTGCCTTGCCAGCGTCGCTGAGGTCGAGCGGCTTGACGGTGCCAAGCTGCCCGACGTGAATCACTGGCTCACGAGCTTCGAGCACTGCCCACACAAGCGCGAGCGAGTCGTCGGTCGCTTCGGCGAGCCGCACGGTCTTGCCTGCCGAGAGCGTGATCTCTTTCAAGAGAACCTTCTCTTCGGCTGGGCTCAGCTTTGCTTGCGCGCGAAGCTTCGAAAGGCGGATCGAGATCTCAGACTTGCGTGCTTCGATCTTCGCTAGGCGGATCGACTCTTTCGCTTCGCCCATGAGCTGGACGATCTTGGGGCGCGCAGCGGTAAGCTTCTTCTCGCCTTCATCGCCGTCCGGCTCCTGATGCGCGAGGTCTTTCTTCTTCTCGTCTTCTTCGGCGGCGAGCTTCTTCGCTTTTTCGTCTTCTTCGGCCGCGAGCTTTTTCTCTTCTTCGTCGACTTCCGCCGCGAGCTTTTTCTGATCGTCCTCGGGCATCTCGGCGAGCTTCTTCTCGGCTTCTTCGGCCGAGCACTTCGCGGTTTTCATGAGATGCTTCTTCAATTTTTCTTTATCGGTCATGTGTGAACCTCGGGAGAGTAGGGAAGCGTGTGGGGCCGCCGGGAACGGCGTCACCGAAAGCTCTGAGAGAATACCGGTCGCCAAGTCGGCACCGATCGACACGTTTGAATAGCGACCGTCGTTCGCCTTCTCGACGTTGTCGGCACCGAGAAACCGAACGCTACCGACGAGCGCGAGCTTCGAGGTGCCATCAACGAGGCGGGGCTCGACACCGAGAACACCGACAACGCGACCGATCGTGTGGGTCGCGAGCTTGCTGTGATCGAGCTGTAACGGCGGATATTCGCGGTTTGGGATTTCGCCCTGATACGCGGCGGCGAGAAGAGCGATCCGGGTGTTATGGGTCTCGGCGAACTTCCGAAGGTGGTCGGCGGTGATCTTTACTTCGCCGTCCATCGACTGAAACACGCCCTCGTAACAGAGCATGCACGCGCGATCGATTTGCGCGGGGGTCGGTGACCCTTGTTCGATTGGCTGACCACCCTGGATCTGCCCGCTGTAAAGTCGGACTAGCATGCTAACAACCGGCGGCGAGCCGCTCGATTCCGTTTAGCGTGGGCTTGGGTGTGTTTTTCTCATGGAAAACACGATCGCGCAAGTTGTGATCTCTTGACTTACTGGTTCCACCCGGGCGGGAGCGGGACGAAAACGCGGTTCTCTGCTCGAAGGCTCATGTCGTTCAGTAGCTTCATGTGCGCCGGATTGAGCCTAGAGAGCGGCAATAGCTCGCTCCGGCAATTGTAGTGGCACGGCGGCGTGTTTCGCTTCAGTAGCGGGCTCGTCTTCATAAGCACGGCGTGACGTCGAGAGAGACACCACTCGGTGGTTGCGTGGTCTCTGACGCAGATAAAATAGTAGCCGACCACCGTGTCGATCGCGTTGTACGTGTTCACGCGCGTGGTGTTGTAATAGCGCGTCGTTTCGGTCTCGATGATCGTGCTCGCGCGCGCCCGGCTCACCCGAGCCTCTTCTTCGATGGCCATCTTTGCCGCCACGCGGTCGAACGCGTCGGGGTTCCAGATCGTTCCCCTTTCGTTGTGCCCGATCGCCTTCGGCTTGCCGCTGATAAACTCGCTTGCGCGCCGCTGCATGAGCGTTTGAACGCGCCTGATGTAGAGAGCCTTTATCGCTGCCGCTTGTGCTGCGGTGCGCCCAGGGAGCTTCCCAGTGCGACGCCACCGATCCCAGAGGGTTCGGATCCTCACGGTGTCACTGGGCCACGCTGGCGCACGTTGGGCCGCCATGGTGACGCCCTCGATCGCCACATACTCGGGAAGGGTAGCCGTGCGGGCGGCGTAGGTCGTGACCTCTAGCTCGTGCTCTAAGAGCGCATCGGCGATCTCTGAGAACATCCACTCGCTGTTTTTTCTGATGTCGTAATCGAGACCGTTGTTCTCGATGAGGTTCAGCGTCCCCTCGATAATTCGAGCAAAGACGCCGTTAAAGTGAAGCTTCCATTTGCGCTCTAGAGCTTCAGCGACCCCGGCGCTCACCTGGATCCGGTTGGCGTCTCTCGTGCCGAGAATGCGTGCGAGGTGGGTCAGCGTTTGCTGATTTAGGGCCATGGCAGAATGTAACCGAGAAGCTCGAAGCCTGGAATCTCAGATTTGAATCGAGTCTTTCGCCACACGCCGCGCCCGTTGCTTTCGTTGCTCGTCTTGCCTGGCTCGCTTGTGTTGCCCTCGACCGTCATGATCCCTTCGGGGCTCACCGCGATGACGACGCCCACGTGACCACGTGTCTTGTCTGCCTTCGAGCGCCACAACGCGAGCGCGCCCACTTGCGGGGTCGTGCTCACGGTCTTCGCTAGTGCCCATAGGGTTTGCGTCGACTCGGTGTGTGCGAGCTGATGCTTCGCGCTCGAAGGCAAGCCCATCTCGACGAAGAGCTGATCGATCTCAGTCGCGAGGTGGTAAACGAATCCGGCGCACCACGGCTCACCTACGGCTTTGCCGTCTACAGCGCGTCTGAACCTGTTCACGACGTTGATCGCTCTGTCGTCGATTCCGATGAGCTGCTTTGCGAACCACGCGAGCGCCGGGCGCTTCATGCGTCTTCCACGACCCTGAGCTGACGGGGATTCGTGCGCTCTTCGAGGCGAGCACTAACGCCCGAGATGTCTTTGGCGTTTTCGAGCGCTGTTTTCTCGATCCTGTTCAACCGGTGGTCGATTCGAAGGGAAAGTGAAATCTGGGCAATCATTCCAGCAGCAATGCCGCCAACCGCGATCCATTGTTCGAACGTCATGATTTACAGGATGAACGAGAATCGCAAATCGAGCAAGTTCGGGGGCGTCACGTGGTCTCGCTATGGGACGTCTGACGGGTAGGTTACGCCGTCGCTTCCTGAGTGCGTGCCGTCGTTTGATCCGATCTGATCATTGAGAAGCGTGGTGCTGTCTGTCACGTCGTCACCACACCGATAGTAGTTGATCAGGTTTGCGGCCTTCGAGTGAGTCGTCGGGTCGATCGCGTGTCCTGAGCTGATAAGAGCGGTGTGATCGGTTCCGGTAAGGGCGACGTTCCAGACTGTAAATTCGTCGAGATTATGAAGGCCCCATTCACCGAAAGCCGTGTCGGAATTGGTCGAAGCGCGCAGCGTGTTGAAGATGAAATCTCGTGTACAAACGTCGGTGCCAACGCTGGTAAATGTCACGCAAGCGGTCGAAGAGTTTCCAACGTAAACGTTGAGAGATCCCGAACCATTAAAGGCCCACGTTAGCAGCGTCCACGTGTTATCGGCGATCGACGTAGCACATGACGATGAAACGAAGTTTCCGCCCGCGTACATGTTGGTTAGGGCTGTCCCTGCGATGCCAACGCGCATGTGAGAGTTAGTGCTTTGATCCGCGCTTGCGAGAAGCGACCCGTCGTCGCCTCGACGCTTGAACCAAAACGAGAACGTGTAGGCGTTTGTGCTCGGGTTCGTGCACCACGCCGCTGGCTGCCCCCAATTTGTTCGCCCAGCCGTTCCCGTTGCGGTGCCGCCGTATTTGCACGACTTGACGTTAGCCCACGAACCACCGCTAGCGGGCGGCTTGAGCCCGACCATATGGTGATGCATGAACGCATCCGCCGGGAGTGACGGCGCAAGCGAGAGCGCTAGCAGTGCGAGAAGGTAGCGAAAGCGTTTCATCATGGCGTGTAAGCTCCGCCCGGGTACGAGCCGAAGTAGTTGGTTCCGTCGTAAAAGAACGTAACGAGATCAACATTATTGTTGGTCGCGCTGACGGTGATCGCTGTGCCGCCTGGCCATCGAACCGTGCTCGGCCATGTGTACGTTCTCGCCGTCGATCCTTGCACGAGCTGAAGAACGTAAGACATGCCAGCGGTCGGGTTCGAGAACGTGAAAGTTACGTTCCCGCTCGATCCTTGCGCGTCGAAGATCTGGGCGGGTCCGTTCACCCAATTGATCGTGGCTGTCGTGCCCGCTGTCGTGACGGTCGCGGGTAGCGTGACTTTCACTTCACCCGTGATGCTCAGTGAGCCCGTGGGCCCCGTAATGGCAAAGGCTCCCGTGTGTGTTGCGCCATCGATGCGAACGAGACCGCCGGTGCCGGTGCTAGTGGCCCCGCCGAGGGTGTTGACCATGGCTGCGACGGTCGTGTCGTCGAGTACGGATCTCGCGGCACTCGTACACGTGAGGGTCGAAGCTGTGCCGCTGCCGGTGAAGTACGGGACGGCGTCGGCTGCGCTTGTCGTACTGGCTAGCGCAGCAAGCTCGGCGTCGTAGGCTTGAACGTTGGTCCCGATGACGACTCCAAGGGTCGTGCGCCCGGCGCTCGCGTCGGCGTCGTCAATCAGAGATCTCCCGAACGCAGTACAGACCAGCTCTTCGACGTCGCCAGCTCCCGCCGTCGAGCGCCCGAGCACGCGGTCGGTCGCGCTGACGTTTTGGATCTTCGCGTAGGTGACCGAGTCGTTCGCGTAGCTCCCCGTCGCTAGCGTTCCGCACGAAAGCACGGAGCTTTGACGTCGAAGCACGTCGTCATCTGCTCCGCACGTAATGTCCGCGACGTTGCCGGTGCTGTTTGCTGAGCGTCCGACCACGCTTGTGGCGCCGCTCTGTCGGATCGCTGCGTTGCTGCACACGTTCGCGTCGAGCGCCCACACGGTGCCGCTGGCGCTCACCACGACATCGCCTTTATCGCCATCGCTGAGCCCTGCGCCCGTGGGTCCAGTCGCACCCGTCGAGCCCGTAGCCCCGGCGCTGCCATTGCTTCCGTTAGTGCCGGCGGCTCCCGTTGGGCCGGTCGCACCAGTCGCGCCGACCGCGCCGTTCGAGCCGTTGGATCCTGCGGCACCAGTCGGGCCGGTCGCACCGGTGGCACCCGCCGCGCCATTGGATCCGTTAGACCCCGCCGCCCCAGTCGGACCAGTTGCGCCAGTCGCACCCGCTGATCCGTTCGAACCGTTCGACCCTGCGGCTCCCGTGGGCCCCGTGGCTCCCGTGGCGCCAGCGCTCCCATTTGAGCCATTAGAGCCCGCCGCACCCGTGGGCCCTGTGGGCCCTTGGATGCCTTGCGAACCCGCCGCGCCGGCCGTTCCCGTTGCTCCTGTGGGCCCTGTCGCCCCTGCTGCCCCGTTGCTTCCATTGGAGCCCGCCGCGCCAGTTGGTCCCGTGGGTCCCGTTGCGCCCGTGGTGCCGCTGCCGCTCACCGCGCCCGTGGGGCCCTGTATGCCTTGCGGCCCAGTCGCACCCGTGGCGCCAGTAGCACCGTTCGAGCCGTTGGTTCCGTTCGTTCCGTTTGTGCCAGCCGTGCCCGTGGGTCCAGTCGCCCCGGTGGCGCCCGCCGAACCAGCCGCACCCGTGGGACCTGTCGCGCCAGTAGCGCCCGCCGGCCCAGTGCTGCCGCTGCCGCCGCCTGCCCCCGCGTAGTCGACCGTGAACCACTTCCCGTTTCGACGCATGACGGTGAGCGTTCCATAGTTTGTCGAGATCGCTTTGTAGGTGTTCGCGCCGTCGATAAGCTCGGCGCCAGCGGGATAGACCCTGATGTTATTGGTCCCTGCGTTGCCGCCCTCGTCTTTGATCACGTATTCGATCGTGTCGGTGTCTTCAGCGCCCAGCGTTGGAAGATTGATCGTGCGCAGCGAGGCGGTCGAGGTGACGCCTATATACCAATCCCACGGGGTCAAATTGATGTCGATCGCCGTCGAGCGCGAATAGCGCGCCTTTGCGACCGGTGCCCACGTTCCCGGCGTGCCGCTCTGAAGGTTCAGATAGCCGAGAAATCCGCCGTTCAAATAGGGAACGTACTCTTTGAAGAACGCGCCGTAAGGCCAGCCGCCGCCGGGCAACGCCGCTCCCGAGGTGAAGAAGTTGCTCGCGCCTGGCATGCCGTGAGCCGTGCCCATCACGTTTTCTGTGCCCGGTGCACCAATCAAGAAATGCTGCGGGATCCACATGCGCCCGCCGCCGTAGGTCGTCTCTGTAGTGAGCGTGAAAGCCCATGGCGTTCGCGCGCCGTCGTACACCCACCCGAGCACGCCCGTTCTTCCCGCTGCGTTGATCTGGTTCGCTTGCAGCGTAAGCCGTCGGTTTGAGTCTGGGCTGTAGTTGAACTCTAGAAAGTAATCATAGCCCGGCGTGCCGATGATCGTCTGAGTCGTGATCCCTGTGCCGTCGTCGTTCGAGTCGTTTTTGATGACCAGCGAGTTAGTTCGATACGGCGTGATAATCTGACCGTTGCCGTAGGGCAAGCCGCCGCGCGCGTCCCCGTACCATGCAGCCTTGTTATTGATTCGGATTAGCTGGCCGCTCTCGCTGTAGTTTCCGACGTAGGTCGAAGAGTTGCTCGCGTTCGTCGCGACGTTGTCGATCGGGCAATAGTAGCTGTATTGCTCGTTCGCTTCGGCGGTGTTTCCGAAGTAGTTGTTTCCGAGCGCTGAGTGATCGAAGAAGCCGCCGACCGATCCCGTGTGCCCTGCGACGCCGTTCGAATAGGCGATGTTATTCACGAAGCTGCCGCCGTTTGCGTCACCTCCCCGAGTGTAGAACCCCCACGCTTTGTTGAGCGTCGAGATCGAATCCTCGATAAAGAATCCGTTCGCGTTCTGGCTGTCGCCCAGTGAGGCAATCACCGCGATGCCGTGAACCGGGAAGTTCGAGACCGCCACGCTTCGAATCGTCGCCGTAGCTTCGAGCCTGATGCCTGCGGTCTCGCGCGCGACCCATTGCACCGGGCTCGTCGCCGCTGTGTCGCTGACGGTGCCGCCCGCTGTCGTTGGCCACGTCGGCTGCGTTGCCCCTGTGTTTGTGCCGCTCGTCGCCACCATCACGAGCCCGTTGTATGCGGTGGCCACGGTGGTCGATCCAACGCTTGCGAAGTTGGTTTGATTCGCGAGCCAGACCGGTGTCCCTACGTTCGGCGAAATCACGAACTGTTCGAGGATCGATCTCGAACCTCCCGAGTATGCGACCCTGATGCCATCGACGCCTTGCTGAACGACAAGGAAGGTGCCGCCCGTTGTCTGTCCTGCGCCGCGCACGTTGACGTGATGGTCAATCACCCACGTGTCGCTTAGCTTGTATGTGCCGGCGGGGATCTCGACCACGTTCTCGGTCGAAGCTTCGGCGGCGTTGAATGCCGCGAGCGAATCGGCAACGCCCGTGGGGTCGGCTCCGAAGTCGAGCACGTTGGCGAAAGGCAAAGGCGCTCGAAGCTGATAGCCGCTCGCGCCCGAGACGCCGCTGATTCCGAGGATCTTCTTTGCGTCGGTCGGCGTATTGTAGACGGGCAGCGAGCCGATCTTCACCGCTCCGATGAACATGAGCGCGGCGGATGCGATGATCACGCCTTGCAAAAAAGTAGGCTTCTTATTCACTGTCGAACTCCCATCCCAGACCCGAAGACCCGGTGACTTCGAAACGATCTACGCCGTCGAACTCGATCGCGATGTTTGTGTGTGCCTGGCTCGAAGAGAGCGATTCGCCGGTCTGGCCCGACCACGAAATCAGCTCGGCGCCGCTCGCCGTCGCGAAGGTCAGCTTTTCACCTTCGACGTTGATAAACCGGGCTCGCCAGCGACGAGACCCGATCTGGGCGGTGGTCGGCAACACGATCACGACCGGCCCACTCGCGCCTTTGTTCGTGTAGCAGGCATCGCCGTAAGACGGGCTTGCTATGGCGCTCTCGCTCAGCTCGATTCGCGGGCTCGTCGCTTCACCGCCTCCGCTGCTAGCGTTTGCTGTGAAGTAGGCGAGCGTGACCGCGTCTTGTTGATCGACGGGGTCGGCTAGGTTCTTCAGATTGTGCCCGTTCATCCCGACGTCGTCGCTTGCGTTGTCGAGCAACGTCTTCACCACGCTGAAGGGTAGCTCGTGAACGTGATCCTCGGCGCTCGCGTTCGGGCCCGAGCCCGGCGCGTTGCCGGTGCCTACGGGCTCGGGGTCGTTCGTGCTGAGACGGTTCACCGTCATGCCGCCCTTAGAGGCTTTCACGCTGATTTTGTTCTGTCTGACCCTGACGAAAAGTGTCTGGCTCATCACGTCCCCTTCGAGAGAGTTAGGAGCCCTGCGAAATACCTTCGAGGTGAGCCGCTACCGCCCGTAGGAGCGACAACGATGTCGTGAACCAAGTCGAGCACGTCGATGCCCAGCCCCTTCGCCTCGGTGGCGTTGTATGTCATCACGAAGAGCCCGTTCGCGTCGTCTCGCGCACTAATCGCCGCAAGCATCGCGACGCCCTTCGCTTGGTAGCTGAGCTTTGCTCTCGCGACGATCGTGCACCCGGTGAGGTCGACCGGCGTCTCGACGTCGTCTTCGTCGATCTCGCTGAGCGCCACGTTCAGGGTGAGCGATCCGTTACGCGCGATCGTGAGGTCTAGTCGTTCATCGGGGTCGATGTTGTTCGCATCGACGGCGGCCTTATTGCTCTGTGCCATCGTCTCGCTCCTCGCTTAGAAGTTCGTCCGGGTCTTGTTGCAGGTCAGCGGGGCTGAGCTTTCCCGGCATCTTCGGCGGGCTGCTTGGCTTGTCCTGGCTGCTTTGGCTGGGCGGGTTGCTTGGGTTCGCCTGGTTGCTCGAATCCTGATCTGGCTCCTCCTTTTCCGCCGCCGCCGGTTTGTCGGCTTGTGCCCTCTGTTTCGTCATCTTGCCCAAAGGATTGAACGGGGTTCCCATCTTCGTCGAACTCCATGGCGCCGCCGAACGGGTCGGGGCGCTCGATTGGCGTGTCGCGTGGTTCGAACCCCATCGCTTCGCGCATCTTGTTTAGGTCGGCTAGGTCGTTCACGTCGACCACGCCCATATTCACAGCTTTCTCGAACATCTCGGCTTCTTTTTGCTTCTCTTCGGGAGTGAGCGAGCGCTTCGAGAACGAGCCGAACCCGCTCTTCGACCACTGTGCTTTAGGGAAGTTGTACGCGATCAATTGCTTCACGAGCTGGTCGATCAAGACCTTCTCGAAGCCGCCGCGATAGCCGTCGAGAATCTTGTCGAACGTGCGCGCGTGCGTCTCGCCGAGAGCGTAGGAGCCCGCGCCGTCGCCCGAGCTGAATACGAGCGCGGGGATCAGCAAGCCGCGAAGGATCAGCGTATTGCAGAGCTGGATCGAGCTGATGAAATCGGCGGCGTTGCTCGACTGCTCGATGTTATCGACGTCGAAGGTTCCGCCCTTCTTCCCGGGCAGCGTGATGAATGTGTCATTGTGCACGTTAGCGAACGCCGCCGCCATTGCCGCCGGGGCTCGAATCGAGTCGGCTCGCGCGTTCTTCGATCCGTCGCTCTTGTAGGCGCTTTGCTTCGCGATCGTCGCGTTCGGGTCAGCATAACCAATCATGAGAGGCGTGCCCTTGCGGTCGAGCGCGACGCCCATCATTTGCGCGTAAGCCCATTTTTGCACCCACCAATTGTAGATCCGCCGCATCATTGCGCGCCCGTATGGGTTGCCGAATCTGCCCTGACCGTTCCACGCGAAGTGAACGCACTTCAGCTTGGGGATCCTGATGCTCAGATAATTGAACGTCGAAGCTGAGCGCACGGGGAAGGGAAGATCGCCGAACTTCGCCAGCGGGTCGGGGCGTGGCACGAATCCGCTCGACATCATGGCGCCCATTCCATAACCGGCCATGCTCGACGCCGCCGGGTTGTAGTTGCGCTGATATTGAAGGATCCCGTCGTCGGTGATCTGCCCGGTGCGCTCGGCTTCGAATAGCAGGCTCGTTGGTGGCAAGCTCGCGAGGCGCTCGGGAACGAAGCCGATCGACTTGTTCGCCCACACGATCTCACTCACGCTGAAGCCGGCCCACGCCGCCGAAAGGATCTCCTTGTAGGTGTCGGTCTCGCCGTTCTCCATGTCGCTGAGCGCTCGCTTCACGAACGCGGCGATCTCTTCGTCTTCGTGCTGATAGGCGCCCAGTCGAGCAATCAGACACGACACCAGGAAGTCGATCCCAGACCCGATCGTCTCATCGGTGTCGATCATGCGCTTGAACGTCTCGACGCTCACCGTGCTCGGGTTCTGAATGAACTTGTAGAACGTGTTTTGAAGTGCGGGGATCGGCGTGCCGCGCTGCTTATCGGCGCCCATCATGTCGGCGAGCGTTTGAACCTCGACGTGGCGGTTCATAAGCTCGTCGGCTAGCTCGTCGCTCACCGTGTCAACGGGGGAAACTTCAGATTTGCGGATCGGCATGCCTGAATCTAACCGAGCCCGCGCAATCGAACAAGAAAGGACATTGCCCCGTATCGCCGGGGCCACGCGGTGGGTCGGTGCTACTTACCGCTTGCCCAGTTGCGCGCGTAGTCTTCGCCGCTGAAAAAGCCCTTTTCGACGAGATACCCGCTTGCGGTCTTGATCGTGGCTAGCACGCCCATGCCACGACCGCCGAACTTGAACTCGATCGTCGCGACGTTGCCGCTCGCGAGCTGCATCGTGCCGAGGTAGTTGTAACCTTGATTGAGGCGCTTTGCGCGTTCGTCGAGCTTCGCCTGAGCGCCAGCGACCCACACGCAATCATCGGCATGATAGGCGGCTACGATCTCAAGTGAGCGCTTGTCGGCTGGGCCCTCGACGTGGGCGACGAGACAGAAGTTATAAAGCAGGTTTCCGCAATCTTCGCAGAAGTGAATCGTTTGGTCGGCGGTGGTTTGTTGCGCGGTGGTGTTCATGCCGCGATTTGTGTCACGCCTTGATTAAGCTGTCAAATGTGTAATCAAAAATAGTTCAGCAGAGGTAACGCGGGGTCTGCCGCCACACGCCCACGTAGGTCGCTCGCAAGCCGGTGTAATCCCATCGCGCGACGAAGCGAATGCCTGAAGGAAAGTAGAGCGTCAGCCCGCCATCGGTGTCGGCTTCGGTGCGGCTAGGTAGCTGGTGCCAGTCGACCGCACTGGCCAAAGCTCTCTCGATAAGCTGACTTCTTGCGCTCTTTTGCATTCGCACGCCCTCGGCGATCGTCGTCTTTTTTCTCGGTCTTCGCACACATGCACCCCGCGTCAACGCGCACGCTTTCGAATCGTGCATCTCTGGACGAATTGAACACGCGGCGGGCTTTGTGTGCCGCGCCGGCGAAGAGAAGAACGAGTCGATCGCACTTGTGGCACACGCGATAGACGTAGCGCGTGGCGCTCATTACGCGGCCTTTCGGAAGCGATAGAGCCCTTGCCCTAGGCGGTCGAGCTTGCCGGCTTGCCCGAGCCAATAGAAGCCGCTGGCGACCCATTGCAGTTTGTACGCGTGCCCGAGCTTTTGCAGATGCGCGAGAAGCTCGGGGGCTGACCACGCTTTGAGCTGTTGCTTTGCCATGGCTTCGAGCATCGTATTCGCGATGGTCTCGGCGCTCGGCTTCGTGGTGTCTGGCCTTACTTGCTTCGATGGCACCGCGAGTGCGCCGTGACCATCGTCGAGCTTGCTCACGAGAGTCATGGTCTCGGCGGCTTGCGTGCGCTTGTAACTGCCCCGCTTCATTGGCGTGACGCGCACTAGGCCAGGGATCTCGAATCCTTGCCCGATCAACGATGCGATGCGCTCGTCGAGCTTGTTCAGTTGCTCTTCGAGATCGTCGCGTTCGGTCTTCAGCTCGGCGATTCGTGTCAGTGTTTCGATGCTCATGTGTGCGGTGTCCCTTCGTTGTAGTTTCATTCTGCGATCCCGGTGACCGCTCGTCGAGCAATTGATCCGGGTGTTGCCGGTGGCATCTCGCCGCGTAGGATCGGCGGGCATACTTTCCACGCGGCATAGCCGGCGGCGTCGCTCGCGTGCGTGAGATTGTGATCGCCCTTGTCGTCGAGCTTGCCCTTACCTTGCTGCGTCTTGCGCCATGCGACCTTTCGAACGTCGGCGTGTAGGTGCGGGCATGCTTGCTTGTCGTAAGTCATCGACACCGTGCCATCGACGGCGCGCGCTAGCCGATTCATATTGTTCACGCGGTCGATGACGCGCGGGTTCGCGTGGTCGGTGTCGATCGTGTAGCCGACCCCGGCTTCTTCGAACTCTTCCGCTTGCTGGGCATAGTCATGCTCGCCCTGGTTTGACGTGCTGCCGCGCATGCCGCTGGCGTCACCGAAACACTGATAGAAAAAGCTCGGGTAAGCCTCCATGAGTGCGCGCGTCTGCTCGCGTGTCGAGCGCTGCCGACCGACGACCTCGCCAAACCAGTGAATGTGATTTTCCCATGGGCTGAACTCGGGCCCGAGCTGCCCGACGACCCACACCATCGGCGCGGGGTCAAAGTTGAAATCCTCGCCGACGATGAGAGGTCGCGTAGTCGTGGGCTCAGTGTCGCCCCATGGGCACGGCGCGGTGTTATGCTTCCCGAACGCATGGTAGGCGCGCCCGCCGAGAACATCGACGTGCTCGGCGTCAAGCTCCTGAGCCGCGAAAAGCGCGTCGTAATTGCTTCGAAGCATGTCGAGAAACGCCGGAGCAATGACGCCACACCGCACGCTCTCGCTTGTCGGCACATGCATACACCCGCGAAGGGGCCATGAGCCGCTAACGACAAAGTTCTCGTATAGCCAATCCTCGCCGTTTGTCGTGCTCGTGATGAATCCGCGCCGATAGTCGGGGCTCTCACGTAGGCGGCTTAGAATGACCTTGTAGGTGTCGTTGGGCGTGTCGCGGGTCTCGTCGATCCAGTACCAAGCGAACTCGGTGCCGCGTAGCGGGTTCGCGTCGCCCATGACGCGGGTGAAGATCGTGGTGATGATTCCCGGCACGATCCGCAAGCTCAGAATGTTGCGGTAGGTCTTGAACACTCGGCGGGTCAGCCCCCACTCGCGCGGCGGGCGTTGGTCGACCACGTAGGGGATCCCGTAGTGGTCGAGCCAATAGAAAAGCTCGCGCAACGTTGCCTGTGAAAGCTGATCGTAGGTGTTCGCGCCGATCAATCCCGTGAGGTCTGGGCGCTCGAATGCGCGCATGATTGCCCAATGCGCGCCGCTGTATGTCTTGCCCGTGGCCACGCCGCCCATGAAGGCAAAGGCTTCATAGGGGTTGTAGATCGCGGCGGCTTGGTACTCGGTGAAGCTCGCGCGCGGTGGTGCGGGCTCGTCGCTCACCCGCTCACACCGTCGAGCACGTCGGCGACGGCTTCGGTCAGCGCGTGCTCATCGTCGAGCAATTGCCCCCGGTCGATGTACTCGTTCAGCACGGCGCCCACGATCTCGGCGGCGGCGTTGAAGTCTGCCTTCGGTAGCGCTTCGATGCGTCTCGTGATCTCGGATTTGATCTCGGCGACGACTTGCTCGGGCGTTGGCTCGATGCGTCCGCGCAGCGTGAACGTCATCTCGCCCTCTGGCATAGGCTGCGGCTTTCCGAAGTTCACATGACCGGCGCTCGAAGTGTCGAGCCTCACGGCGTGCACTTCTCGAAGCTCGACCCCGTTGCTCAGCTTTGCGATCTCACACGACGTCAGCGCCCGATCGAAGATCAGAACCTCACCCTCTTGCTCTGTCACCATGGGCCCTTGGTCGGCTCCCTGCCACTTGACGTCGCTCACTTGGCGCTCGCTTCGTCGAAGAGCCGCTGGCTCACCCACACACGCACGTCTTTGCCTTTGCCGAGAATGCAGCCGTGAACCTCGGTCTCGCCGTCAAGCGACGGGTAGCGCGGGGTAACGTTGATCTCTGCCCCGCTTGCTACGGCGTCGCGCACTTCCTTGATCGTCTCGGGCGTGAATGAAAATTGTCTGAATAGATTGCTCATGCTGGCTCGTCTCCTTCGGTTTGGTGCGTAAGGTGCCAAAACGCGCACCGTGGGCAAAGATAAATGCGTAGCTCTATGGCGAATCTCTGGGCTCGGCGGTCGCGAGCTTTGAGTGCTTTCTTAAACGTGCGGTGCTTCTTCTTGTTCGGGCATCGATGCTCCGCTTTGCTTCTCATGAACTCGATACTCATCGGATCTCGCCTGGCGTGTCATAGAACGAGCGAAGCCGTGCCACTAGGTCGACGACGTCGAGCGTCTTGCCCCCGTCACCGACGATGACGACTTCGAGCTTCGTCAGCCTAGGCAAGTCGTCGGCTTCGCTCCCACGGTCGTCGCCTGACATCTTGGCGCGCCCTGGGCCGGCGACGTCTTCGTGTCCGCTCTTTTCGAGCATCATGCCGGCTTTGATAAGCGTGGCCACGTCGCCAGCGCTCTCGATGGGGATCGCGTCTTTCTCGCTGCGTGCGAGCGCTGTCGTTGCTTTGGCGAGAGCGAGCCTACCGACGACGCGGTGACGCTCTCGCATTTCTTCGTGTTCTTTAACCCGCTGGGCTCTGAGCTTGTCGGCGGCTTCGAGGGCGACGCTCGAATCGAATGCTCGCACCCGTTCGACCCATTTGTCGCGGGCTGACCATCTGGCTACCAGCGTTCTACTCTTGTTCAACCCTTCGGCTACTCGCTCGAATGAGCGCGCGTCGTGTGGCTGATTCAGATAAAGCTGAAACGCTGCAAAGGCTTGCGAGCTTTCTTTCTCGCCTCGTTCCCACGGTTTGCCCACGGTTGGTTTAGGTGCCGCTTTCGTTGATTCGCTGGGCTCGGCGAATGTTGATGCTTTGCTTTGCCCCGCCTAGGTTTCTGAGTGCGTGGTTCAGCCCTTCGTGCATGGCGGGATCTACGCCGTTAAGCTGCAATAGCGTGGTGATGGTGTGTTCTGCTTTTGTGATGGCTTGCCACGCGGTGACGTCTTGTTCGAGCGTCGGCGATGGGCTCGGCTTTCCTACGCTCATGATGCCATCTCGTCGGCGACGCTGAAGGTGGTGACCGCCGATTCAGTGCCTACATGGGTTTCGATCTTCGCTTGCCCGGTGTGTTTGAGGTCGCGGGCAGCTTGCTCCCCGCTGTGCGGATAATGACGCTTTAACCTGCTTAGGTAAGCGCGCCATTCGTCGTCGTTCTCGATCAAGATCGTCGATGTGATGGTGACGACGCGTTTCATCGCTGCCCAGCCATGCGCATCGAGAGCGCGATCTTGAACGTGGTCGTTTCGTCCATGGTCTCGGCGTGGGCTTCGAGCTTGCGAAGCTCGGCGCGAAACTTCAGTCGCACGATGTCGTTGAACGCGCGCTTTCGAAATGGTGCTTCCAGCTCGTCGAGCTTGCGCAGCCAGAATTGTGCGGTGGGTCTGCCGCTGGTGTCTGCCTCGCCATCACGTGGTCGCTCGTCGGGGTTCAGCATGTCGAAGTAAAGCCCGGCGGCGCTGCCATCGTCGAACACGCTCAGCGGGTCGGTATCTTTCGCGTCTCTCACTTCGCACGCTCCCTGTGTTCTCTCATGCGGGCTTCGAGCACTTCGCGGATCTGATGCTTCACGATAGGCTCGATGTTCATCGCGTTGATTTTCTGGGCGAACCACCGCACTTCGTCGGCGACTGCTTTCGCTGTGGCGGGGTCGTGCTTCGAGCCTCCGGCGGTGAATCTCACCTCGCGCTCGGGCTTGTCTTCGTCACCCGTGCCCGCCGCTGCCATCGCCTCGCGTTCTTCTTTGGCGGCGATGTTCGTCAGCTTGGCTAGCGTCTCGGGCTCGAATCCCACCACGGCGGCGAGGTGCGGGTGAAAGGCTTCGAGGTCGCCGACGAGCTTCATCACTTGCGCGGCGTTCCACCGTGCAAGGCGCCCGGTGTGATTATGCGCGAGCCCGAGAGCGATGGCGCGCTCGTCGGTCACGTCCAGCTCGATGATGTTGCCGTGTGTCATTCCCATCGATTGCATGACGAGCAAGCGAGCATTGCCAGCGATGACGCGGCGGCTTTGCTTTTGAACGATCAGCGGGTCGACCTGGCCGAACTCTAAAAGGCTCGCGTGAATGGCGGCGATGTTCTCGTCGGGGTGCTCGTTCGCGTTGTCAGGGTCTGGCACCAGCGTTGAAAGCTCGACGCGAGTCATGCGCACGTCGGCGAGCGCTGTCGTTGCCGGCGCTGGTTTGGTCTGGTCTTCTGGTACGGCTTGCCTGTCCAGCTCGAATGCTTCGCACCCGCATTGAACGTTCTTACCGAGATCGAAGGCAAAACACTCGCCGTTAGGGTGCTGTTTTTCGTCGTGTCCGCACGTGCAGATCATGATCGACCTGCGAAGATGCCGCGAATGGATTACGTCGATCATTCGCCGTATTCCGCGACTAGCTCGGCGAGCGTTGCGCGCAGGAATGCGCCCAGTGATACGCCGTGGCGGTCGCACACCTTGCGCGCTTCGGCTTTTAGTTTGGCGTCGATCCTGAAGTCGTAAGTCGAATCGGGCGGCTTGTTTTCGAGCTGGGCTCGTTCGAGCGCTCGATCGGTCATGCTGTCTTGTTTCATGTCGGTGTGTTTTACCCGACAACTAACACCCGGTCAAAGATCCCTGTCGGTAACGGTGACAAACGCCGAGCGAAGCACGCGGGTATATGCATGGGTCGCGAGCTGTTGATTTTGCTCATCATTCGACGAGGCAAAACAGGAAGTCGGTGGGTATATGGGGCGGTTTGGGGGAAATGTGGGATCGGCGTGGCCGTGTATCTGATGCGGGCTAACCCCGTGGCACTTCGACCGCCGCGCAGCGGTAAAAGGTTCGGGGGAAAGGCCGATCATTCAAGCATGACAATCGGGCCCGATCAGCCTCACGCCGATCCCGTGTGAAGTCTGCACTCGTGCTGCGTTTTTCGCAAGGTGCGAAGATGCTCGACGGGCGCCTTCCTACTTGCGACACATTGGTTTGACGGCGCTCAGCGTCGAGCACTGAGAGCTTAGAACAAGCTTGCAACTACGTCGAGCGCATCTTCGAGCTGTAGGATCCTGGTCTGCCCTTCGACGGTCACTTCGACCTGCCAGCTCTGAGCCTCGCCGACGAGCATGTCGGCGGTGTCGCTCTCGCTCAGCGTGATCGCGAGGCGCCCGCTTTGCTCAGTGTCGATCGCGACGCCGTCTTCGAGGGTCTTGACCACGGCGGCGTCAGTGCCGGCGAACGTTGCGATTGCCGAGTCTACGGCTGTCAGGTCGAGGGCTTGCTTTGAGATGATGTCGAAGATCTCGACGGTCACGACAAGAGCTTCGCCCTGAACAATGCGGTCGACGTCGGCGGTGGCGATGAGGCGGGTTTTCTGAATAGGCATGCAGGCACTCTAGCGCGCTAGACGCGCGGGGGCCAATTCCAATGCCCTGGCGTTGGTGTTTCTGAGAACTTAACCGACGTCGGGAAGAAGAGCCCGGTCGGGTTGAAAATGCAAAGACCGACCGATCCGTCTTCATTCACTTGGGTGATCGTCGCGGCGCGAGGGACCGACTTGTATTCACCGCCGGGCGTTCCGTAAGCCTGGTAATGAACGACGCGCCCGACACTTGGCTTTAGCTGTGGCGGTGGGCCGCCCTGCTGAATGTGCGAGCCCAATACGTTGCCGCCGATGTTCATGTGATTGCCTTCGCTCACGGTGCGCCTTTCGTCAGGAGTGATTGATTGCCGATCGCGGTGACGACGTCGCCGAGATCAAAAAGCCAAATGTGCGTAGCGTCGCGGCGGCTGAAGATCTTCGCGCTGTGCACTTCCCAAATGATCTCGTCTCTGAACCTCAGCGTTTGCTGAAGCGCGTCGAGCGTGGCCTTCACCGGGTTGTCGATGTCGCGCGGTCGGATCTTGTATTCCTTCGTCACCCAAGCCGAAGACTCGATCGCAATAATGCAAGCGACGGTTCCCTTCGGTTTGAACTCTCGGCGCCAGCAAGCGGCTTCGACCTGCTGACGCCACCCTTCGACGCGCTTGTCGTTGGCGACCATCACGCGCCCGAGCTTAGGGTTGTAGAACTTCTTGTAAATGTGATTCGCGGTGGGCGGCATGTCGGGCACTTCGACGTAAAATTCGACGCCGCGAGCCATGCGATAAGCGCTCATGAGAACCTTCACGCCGTAGGGTAGCGCTTCGGTCAGCGACGTTTTCCAGCTCGGTCGAGCCCATGCGTCGGGAAGGGCGTCGGGCTTGTTCAAGCGCTCACCGGCTCGGCGGCGGGATCGGCTGATTTGATCGGGGCGAGAACGAGCTGAGGCGCGACGAGTGCGCGCTTCTCGGATCGAGCGGCTTCGTTCCATGAAAGCTTTTCGAGGTGGTCGACGATGTTCGCTCGCAAGGAATTGACCACGTCGATCGAGAGGTTCTCTCTCACGAACTTCGCACCCTTCGACCAACGATCGGCGCGCTCGCCTTCGGTCATAGTCAGAGCGTGGTCGAGAGCGACCGAAAAGCTCGCGTTGTCGGTGTATGTCAGCGCGCCCGGGATCCGCCACTCTAGCCAATCCGGCACCACTGGCACGGCGCCAGCGTAGAACGCTTCGAGCGCTGCAATATTCGACTTGCACCGATTGAAGGCATGGTCGGCGAGCGGCACGATAAACACGCTCGGGTTCACCGCTGCAAGCGTTGCGAAGTAGGTGAGCTGGTCTTGCATTTTGCCGCTCGAAGCTCGATCTTTTCCGATCGCCTCAAGTGCTCGATACGGCGCGAACCCTTGGAACATCCAACGCCAGCTCGGGTGCTTCTCTGCTGCCGCTATGATCTCGGGCGTGAACATCTCGACGTCGCGAATGTGTGTGTTTGTGCCGCGCCACATGACGATCGGGTTTGTGATCGGCACCGTCGAGCGCACGGGTCCGACGATATTTGTCATCATGGCGTTGGGCACTACTCGCACGCGATCGGGCGGGCAGAATTGACGAAACACGGCGGCGAGCGCTTCGGTCGTCACCGTGACGACGTCAGCGACCGAGCAGATCTGAACGATGACGCGATGAACCTCGACGTTCATAAACGAGTCGTGGTGCGGGTTGTCGCGAGGAAGTGCGAAGAAATTGTCGTCATATTCGACCCAAATCGGCAAACCATGCTGAGCCGCCATGCGCGCGATCTTGAGCTGGTTGTCATTCGTCGGTCGCTGAAACATCACGGCGTCGATTCCGCTCAAAGATGCCCAGTGAATGTTATCAAAGACCGTTGTGTTCAAGCTCGGGCGCTGCCGCCGCAAAGCATGAAGCGGGCCCATGCACCGATAAAATGAAGTCGAGTCGACTAGGTTTGAAGGCAGAGCCAATAGATTGAAGCGTGCGCGCGCCATGTGAAAGATCCTCCCGCCGGTGAACGTATCGTCACGTATGGCAATGGTCAACGAAAGCTTCGGGCTTCCTGGTGCACGACGTGTGTGTTTGCGCTGGAGACATCACGCCTCTTGCTGACACGCAAAGATGCGTCGCGGTGATCTGAACTTCGACCCATTGCGGATTCACTGCCGCGAAGAACGCTTCGGCGATCTCGGCGTTCAATCGTTCCTGCGTTTGCAGTCTTCCGGTCAAGCATCTGACGCCACGAGGGATCTTTGATAGTCCGACAATGCGCCCATCGCGCGGCTGGTATTGCAAACGGATATCTCCGTAGAACGGCAACACGTGATGCTCGCACATGCTGACGAACGGAAACACGATCGCGATCGGATCTTTCGCTGCTGGCTCATCGAAGATTACTCCGAAGTGATCGGCCGGATTCTCTTTGTACCCACCGAGCAATTCTTCAAGAGCGTCAGACATTCTCGCCGGCGTATCTCGCAATCCTTCACGCGCTGGATTCTCTCCGATAAAAAGCGCAAACGACTTAAACCACTCAAGCGCAAACGGCATGGCTCACCTCCCGAAAACGAAACGTTGGCTGGCGAAGCCAGCGCTCCATTCGATGTAAATGCTTCACCCACTTACTCGCGCCGCTTCCGTCGAAGCTATCGGCGCCACCCATCGAAATAATCCGCAAACGTCGAAGCGTATTGACTCGCCCGACGTGACACCTGGCGCCGGCGGCGCGTGCGGCTACGGCCCATGATCCGCACGTTGCCTCTTTCCATTCATCGTCACCGCCAACGAAGACACCAACGCGCGGCCCAAGAATCCCGGCTAGGTGGTTTGGCGTCATTCCGTTTTGAACACAGATCATCGCGACTTGTGTGTGATCGAGAACGCGAGAGAGCCACGCCAACGAAAGATCGAGCGATCCCATTCCGCCGAGCACGATGTCGGGCACGCAAACAAAATCGGCGGCTGGCCCAAAGCGAACCAGCGCTTCGCCGAAGTCTTCTTCGCTGTACGGCTTTCCGCCGTTGAACGCTGACCACGCGCCGTTGTCGAGCGCGTAGTTCGCAAAGCCCTCGGTGCGCAGCACGCCAGCCGGAGAAAGCATTAGGCGCCATCCGGCGGCGCGTAGTGCGTCTAGATTTACCTTTGTTCCGGTGCGTGACGCATAGGCTATCACGACGCCACCCACACGAGGCGGTCGATCGCGCGCGTGACGGCGACGTATTCGAGATTTTGTTCTTCGACGATCTCGCGTGCTTTCTTCTCAGCGTGCGCCGTCGTGTAGCCTTCCTTCGCGAACGCTTTGCGCTGCGGATAGAGCGTGCTCTTCAGAATGAAGACGCGCGAGGCTTCGAGCCCTTTGCTCTTGTGGATCGAGCTGCAAACGACCATCGGGCGACGCTCTTCTTCGTTGTTACCGAAGAGCGTTTCGAGGCGCGTGATCAGCTCGGCGGGATTCGACAAGCCCTCAGTGAGCGCGAGCAAGATCTCGGCTTTGTCTTTCACGGTCTCGATCAGCTCAGCCTCGAATGCGCTCTTCTTCAGCTCGATCTTTTCGATCTCGCGGTCGCGCCACTTCTCGATGTTGTCGACGAGCTTCACGATCGACGTGAGCTTCCAACGCTTGACGATGGTCTTCAGCCCGGCGGCGATGTCTTTGCCCTCAATGCGCGCCGGCTTCCCCTTCTTCAGCAAGCGAAGGCAGATCGAGACGAGCGGCGCGTTCTTACGCGAGAGCACGAAATCGCCGGGCGTGGCGGTATCGACGAGCTGGGTCTCGTGAAGCTCTTCGATCATTCCTTCGACGTTGGTCTCGGCGGCTTCGAAGTCGGGAACCATGGTCTTTGCGTAGGCGACGATCGCCTTTCCGCATCGGTAGGTGCATGTCAGCCCTAGCTCGGCGGCGTTCAGCTCTTTCTTTAGGCGGTCGAGCGCGCCCGAGTCGGCACCTCTGAATCCGTAGATCGCCTGACGGTCGTCGCCGATCACAACCGTGCGCCCGCCCGGGTTGCGGATCCGCTTTGCTAGTTCGAGCTGTGCGGCGTTCATGTCCTGAGCCTCATCGACGCACACGAGATCGTAACGCGGCGCGGCCCAGTTGTTTGCGAGCGGCAAAAAAAGCATGTCGTCGAAGTCGCAAACGACCTTGTTCGATTCGTTGACCGTGCGGCGCGTTGCCAGCTCCATTGCGGTGTAAGTGAGCTTCACGAGCTTTTCGGTCGTCCAACCGTCTTTCTGCCAAGTGTCGTCGGGTTCGAGGTCGAAGCGAATCGCGAGCGCTTCGAGCGTCTCACAGGTTTCTTCTTCGTTGTGGAAGTCGACCACGCACCCTTTTCCGAGCCCGGCGAGCTTTTGAATTTTCTTGATCATCTCGTCTGGTGCTTGCTCGCCTGCGGCTTGCTGGGCGAGCACGAAGCCGCGATTCGCGTCGACCTGGCACCGCTCCCAGTAGCGTTGAACGATCGAGAAGCCCACACCGTGAAGCGTCTTCACTTCGGCGCGACCGCCCGCCGCGAGAACTTTCGCCTGTAGCTCTTTCTGGATCCGTTTGTTGAACGCGCACGCGAGAACAAATTGCTCGGGCGCCTTGCTCATCGCCTCGACCAGCGTGGTTGTTTTGCCGGTGCCAGCTCGGGCGCGAACGATGAGATTGCCGCCCCCGGTGGCGAACCATTCGAAGATCGCTTTTTGTTGCTCTGACCAATTGCGGCTCATTGGGCCACCGCTTTGAGCATCGAGACCTTGAAGGCGCGGCGGGCGGCTTCAGTGGAAAACATCGCCACGATTGCAGAGCGGCGGCCGTCGTCGCCCTTGTCGGTGAGAACGTACCAGTTGCCAACGGCGCGACCGCCACGGGTTTTATTCGCCAGCTCGTTACGCCAATTTTTTGGATTGCTGAACATCGTTGCTTCCCTTTGTTCGAGGTCGGCACGGCGCCGACGACGTAAGAAGGGTTGTGTCACGACTTGATTCGCGTGTCAAATGAGAATCAAGCGCGGCCGCAAAATAAATCGGGCGGGTATTTTACTCGGCGGTGGCGGGTGCGACGTCGAACGAAGCGACGCGCTCGAAGCTCAGCACTTGCGCGCCGTACACTTCTTCGGCAACCGCGACGTAACGCGCGGCTTCGCCGACTTCCTGGCGCCACTCTTTGAGACCTGATTTCACGATCGTGACCCTGGTGTCGTCGCCAGCGATGAACACTTCTTGATCGATCGTCTCGGGTGCTGCCAGCTCGACGGTGTGGCGCACTTCCATCGGCGCGCTCGGGTCACCGAGAGGCAAGGTGCCTTGCGCGGGCTCAGCCTTCGGGAAATCCATTTGAATCTGTCGCTCGTCGGCGGTGAAAGCTCGCGTGTCGAGAATGCGACCGGTCGCCGCCTCTCTCACTTCGACGGTGTTCGCGTTGAAGTTGAAGTGTTCTTCGACCTCGACGATTCGCATTTCTTGCCCCTCTTGCACGGCGGTGAGCAAGCGCGAGATCTCGCTATCCTTCTCTTCGATGCGCCCTTTGTATGCCGTTTTCACGCGCGTGAACTCGCTTTCGAGCGAGAGCTTCGCGAGCCTCACTTGAGAGGCTTTGCGCGCGAGCGCCACGGTCTCGGCGTCGTCGAGCTTCACGGTTACTTCTTTGGTGGATCGTCTGACTTCGTTTTGCATTTCTTCCCTTTGGTTGTGCCGCACGGGGCGGCGTTGGTTACGTGTGTTGAGACTGCTCGGCGCGAGCTGCCGGGCTTGATCCGCCGAAGATCTTCGTCACCGCTCGCTTGTCGTTGGTGATCGCGTCGTTCCACGATCGGATCTCTTCGATGCGCGCCTTCGAGACGTCGGCGACGTCAGCGCAACCGATCTTGCGGTTCAGCATTTCCTTAGTGACCCCGGCGGCTCCGAACGCGGTGTAGATCCTCGCCGCCATCTCTCTTCCGATGGGGTCAGCCTTTGCCGTGGTGCTCGCTGGCGTTGCGCCCACACGTTGCCCCGCCTCTGGCGTCGTCGCGTCGCCTTCGCGCTCCTGCGTCGTTTCTCGCACGTCTTCGGTCGGGATCGTGAACGTTTGGAGAAGCGCATATTTCTGGGCGAACGCCATCGCCTTGTTTGTGCTCTTGTCGCTGGTGTCGAGCGCTTCGGCCCACACGGGCCCGATCGTCTCTCGGCTGCCGTCTTCAGCAACGAAGACGTACTCGACTTCGAGCACGACGTGAATCATCGTCGAGCCGCTCTTCGTCGAGCGCTCGCCCTGTATGCGCTGAAGAACGCGAGGCTTAGTGTAAACTCCATGCTTCGCGAGCACGCTGTGAATCATGTTATAAACGGCATCGATTCCGCGAAACGAATAATTTTGATCCTTGTTTTTGCTGCCTTTGTCGACGGCTTCGATCTCGCGCATGATGTCGGCCATCGCCTTGTAAATCATGGGCGGCTTTGGCTCAGTGTTTTGGGTCGTCTCGGTCTGTGTTTCGGTGGTCATTTTTTTCCTTTCGTTTGTGGCGGCACGACACCGCCGGTTTCATTCTGTCTTACGGTTGATCGCCTTGCAAGTCGCGACGTGTGATTCGTGCACGTCGGTCGGCACCGCGAACGCATTACTCGCGCTCACCGGCACCAATCGAAAGAAGCGCAGCGCGCCAACGTTCAAGCGTATCGGTCTGCCTTCGGGCTCGGCGAGCGTGACGATCGTCATCTCACGGCACTCGGGGCACGGCTCGGTTTTCATCTCGTGAACTTCCATTTAGAATGCCTCGACTTCGATCTTCGCGCCCGTGTGCCACCCTGGCAGAGTGATCTCTTCGACGTCGTCGCCGTAGCATTCCCAGCGGCGAGCATCGATGCAATCGCGCAAGCGGTTCTGAGCGTTCACGCGGCGGGCGTGGGCTCGGGCTAGGTCGCTGTGCTTCAGCCTGTAGACCTTGCAGCCGAAAGGCTCTTCGCGCTCGATAGCGATGAACCGATAGTCGCTGTAGACACCACGACCGAGAGCGTCGCCGGCTGCGCAGTAGTGCGCGGCTTGGAAGTCGTAACCGAAGTTGGCAATCGCTTTGGCGACCTCGCCAGGGCTCGCGTTCGCTAGCGTCTTGATGTCGAAGATCGCGTCGGGTGTGATCGCGTCTAGGCGAGCACGGTTCAAAATGAACGAGCTTTCATCGACCCAGTAAATCGTGGCTTCCTTTCGCGTCTCTTTCGCCGCTAGCATCTCGCGGATCTCTTTGTTCGAGAGCGCCGCCATGCACATGTTCTCGACCTGGCGTTTGTCGGCTTCTTCGATGATCTTCGCGCCCTCGGGGATCGGGTTCTCTTCTTTCCACTTCGCTTTCTTTTCTTTGTTCTCCTTGAACCTCTGGTCGCCGAACTTTGGGATCATGATCCGGGCGGCGTACACGTCGGGCTCTAAGAGCGCTTCGTGAACGAGCGAGCCGATCAGCATGTCGCCGGTCCCGTCTTCGTCGCGGTAAGGCTTCTCCCACTGGGTGATGAAATGCAGCGGCGAGCGCTCGATCTCTTGCAGTGCTCCCTGACTGATCGCCGTCTTGTCTGAGTGATATTGCGCGGCGGGCATCGCGTGGATCTTGTTGATCAGGTCGGCGTCTTCGGGCCCGAGCGGTCCGTTCATGAGTCTCGGCAAAATGCTCATAGCGTGGTCTCGCTTTCTTTTTTGGTGTCGTTGGCTCGTGCTTCAGCGACGGCTTTCGGGAGCTGCACACGAAACACCGCATCGGTCTTTGGTAACATGTCGTCGATTGCTTTGATGATCTCGGCGAAAAGCTCGGCGCGCGGTCGCTCTGGAATCATGAAGTCGCTCACCGCGTTGATCGCGTGGTGCAACGTCACGATGTACGAACACGATCGAATGATCTTCTCGTGAATCCCTGCGTCGCTCGTCGACGCGTAGGCCATCGCCGCGAGTGAGAGCGTCGCCTCTGACGAGCTTGTCAGCGTCGTTCTGAAGATCTCGAACACCTTCGGATCGAACTCGGCGCCGAGAAGTTGAGCCCTAAGCTCGGGTGACATTTTTTGAAGTAGCTGGTTCATTTCTTCGTCTGTTTTTTTCATCGTGATCCCTTTCAATCGTTTAGGTCGGTCCAGTGATTCGCGCCCAGTGCGGGCGTTTGAATATGGCGTGGTTCGGGTGCGTCGTCTTCGAAGCGTTGCTGTGCTCCGTTGAATTGAAGCTTCACGTCGACCTCTTCGCCGTCGCGCTGCTTTAGAATCTCGATCACTGACTCGCGCGGGTCGCTCGTCTTGTCGAAGACGTGGCGGCGTTTCAGTCGAAGCACGACGTCGGCTTCGGTGAAGAGCACGTCACTCTCGCGAAGAAGTCGATCGGTTCCTCGGGTCTCGTAATCGTCGCCACCGTTGCGATTCTCTTGCGCGAGCGCGAGCACGCAAAATCCTAGGCGCGCTAGGTCTTTCAGATCCTTCGCGATCGTTGCGACCTCTTGCTCGCGATTTCCGAACGCGCCCGAGGCTTGGATCTTTTGCGCGTAGTCGATGACGACAAGCGAAAGCCGGCCCTTGCGATTCTCGCGTGAAGCTCGGGCTCTGATCTCGCGCGTGCTGATCGGGCTCTGGTCATCGATTATAAATTTGCTCGATCCGAAAAGACCGACCGCGCCCATCGCCTTTGCCCAGTCGTCTTGCTCGAAGAGCCCGGCGCGCATCTTCGTGTGCTGAATCTTTCCGACCGCCGCCATTGCTCGACGGGCTAGCTCGCGCTTGCTCATCTCGGCGCTGAAGAACATCACGCGGTGACCAGCTCGGGCGGCGTTCGTCGCGATGTTGAGAGAAAGCGCGGTCTTTCCCATGCGCGAGCGAGCCATGAGCAAGATCAGTTGGCCCGAGCCCATGCCAATGATCGCGCGGTCGATGTCGGTGAATCCCGAAGATACAAAGCTCTCGGGCGAGACCGCCGCGCCGGTTTCGCTTCGGTGCTGCATTTCTTTGACGACGTCCTGAAGCTCGACGCGTAGGTCGGCGGTCTGGCTCGGCTCGCGCGCCTCGATCTCGTCGAACTTCGAGATCAGCCTTTCCTTTACGAGCGTCACGTCGCCGCCCTCTTCGATCGAGCGCATGGCGTCACGCGTCGCGAGGTACATTGTCCGCACTGCCGCCGCCTCTCGAACCATTTGGGCATACGTCGAGACGTTAGCGGCGGTGGGTGTGCGCTCGACGAGCCCGAGCACGTACAGCGCACCGCCAACGGCATCGATTCGCCCGGTTGCTTTGAGGTGAGCCGTCAAGCTCACCTCGTCGATTGGAACGCCCTTTGCGTTCAGCTCACCCATTGCTTTGAAGATCACGCGGTGGCGCTCGTCTCCGAAGTCTTCGGGGCGTAGCGTGTCGCTGACGTCGAGCAAAACGGTGTTATCCAAGATCACGGCGCCGAGAACGCTCATCTCGGCTTCGATCGGGCTCTGTCGCTTCACACGCGCCTCGCCTTCGGGATCGCTCGCCTTGCTGCCCTACAGTCGGCACATGAGCACCGAAAACGCTTAGAAATCAGCTCGGCGACGATGTCGGCTGCGATTCGGTTGTCGAGCGCGGCGGCTGTCTCTAGGTTCGCCGAGACGTGCGCCGTCACCCGAAAGTATTTGGCCACCGCCCTCGCGGCGGGGTCAGGTTTGGCTTTGTAGCCCTTTTTGCGCCCTGCCCCTGGCCTTGCCCCTCCCCAGTTGTCTGAACGCTGCTCAGAGCCAATGGGGCCACCGTGTGTCGTTTCCTGAATTTTACTCATAGGGTCACCTCTTCGAAAAGTGCTTCGGTCAGCACTTGTCCCAAATTGTTTGCGGCTGACTTGTGGATCTCGTCATCGCACTTTCCAAATCTTGTGTTGCTGGAGCGACAGGCGCCAGCGTGGGTTTTTCAAGCACAGCGCGATGCACCATGCGAGGTTGTCCTCGGTGAGCTCGTGCCCGTCGACTTCAACGCTGATGGGGTCAAAGACGCGCGTGGCGTCGAACGCTGGCGACAGCCACACGTGGGTAGCGCGCCAGTGCAGCGGCTCGCTCGGCTCAGGGATTCCTTGGCCGACGGCGCGCACGTAGCGCAGCTCATCGGCGCGGGTAATGCGAAGCGTGTCAAGCGGGGTCTTCGGTGAGCACGAAATCCAATCAATTCCCCTAGGCTCCTTGCGCATGCCGTTCGTCTCGATGGCGACGAAGAAGCCACTCGCCTTGAACACCTCCACAAGCTCTTCGTCGAGCTGAAGCAACGGCTCGCCGCCTGTGAAAATCACGGCGCGATTGTGGGCGGGGGCCAAGGCGATGGCGGCCTTGAGAATGTCCTCGACCGTCATCCGCTCGCCGTTCTTAAAGTCGGTGTCACAGTCGAACCCCTCGACAGCTTTTGAGCACGCGAGGTTGCAGCCGGCGAAGCGCACGAACACATTGGCCGTGCCCGCGCGTGCGCCTTCGCCTTGCAGGCTGTAGAAAATCTCCTTCACACCGTAGCGTTTCATTGCACAGCCTCCGCGCGGCAATTGGGCGTCTCTTCGCGCTTCAGTCGAGCGACCTCTAGTCGCAATCCATCGATCTGGCTGTGCTGAAGCGTGCGGTTTCGGATCTGCTGCTCGTTCATGGCTTCACCGCTGGCGTGCGTGCAAGGAAGGCGCGAGCCGAGTCGTAATTGTACACGCGAGCGGCATCGACGAGCTTATAAAGCGCGTCGTGCTCATCGTCGCCGCTGAAGCGCGGGTTCGCGTCCATCCACGCGATAAGCTCGGCGTGATTCGCTGCTCTGACGGCTTCTAGGATCTTGGTGATTGATTCGTTCATGGGTTCCCTTTCGTGTGGCGGCACGACACCGCCGGTTAGGCGCCCCGTATCGCCGGGGCCACGCGGTGTGGGGTTCAGAAACTTAGGTACATGCCGGTTTTCTCTTCGAAGATTCTAACGAGGTCTTCGGCATACACGTCGCTAAGCACTTCGCCGGCTTTGAGGTTCACGCCGCGCCCGGTGAAGAACTTCACCGTGTAGGTGTCGGTCGGGTCGAGCGTGATCTTCATCGCGCCGATCTTCTTCGCGTTCGTGCCGACTTTGAAGTGAACCGACGTCGGCGAGGCGCCAAAGTCTTTGCAGCCTGCCATCATGGCGAGGCGCGAGGCGCCGCCGAGTTGTGCGAGGATTGTTTGAGCTACTTCGTTTTGGTTTTGCGCGGTGGTGTTCATGCAGCCTTTGTGTCACGACTTGATTCGCGTGTCAAATGAGAATCAAGCTCAAACAGTAAAAAAACCGATGACCCACGAAAAGGCGGCTTCTGGTGACGAGAGAAATGCTTCCCCGGTCTGAACGCCAGAATCGAAAACCCTTCCTACGTAACAGTGAGTACCGTGCTCGATGCTGAACTCTCGATCGACGGTGGCTTCTCGGGCTGCCGTGATCGATTCATTCCATTGCTTTGCTTGGTCGTCTGCTTGGTTGTCGCGTTGCGTTGTTCATCTCAGTTTGTCTCTCCCTAGGTGGAACCACTTGCAGCTTTCGCACAGATACGCGGTGAGCCCTTTGTGCCCTCGCTTGCGGCGGATGCTTTGGGCGAATGCCATCGCGTCGCCTCTTGTGCGGTAACAAATCTTGCCGGTGTGAAAGCACTTCTCATTCACGGGCCATCATCCTCGAAGAACACCGAGAACATCACGGCGATAAACAGGGCGAGGATCACGATGCCCAGCCAGTCGTCAGCGTTCATTTTTGCGTCCTGTGTTCCCTCATGCGGGCTTCGAGCGCTGAGCGTAGCGCTGGCTTGTCGTCGTTCATGCTGTTTCCTCGCTGATGTTTCTTGTTTGAACTGGCTTCTTGGATCTGATGGCTTGCGCTTGTTCGAAGTCTTTTGGCTGAGCGATCATCGGTAGTGGCCACCCCCTATCTCTCCACCACTTGTTCGATTCGTGGCTTAGGTAGGTTCCGATTATGGCTTTTGCGATCTGCATGCTTCCACCCGAGAGCGCGATCAGCATCTTCGCGGCGATCATGTCTCGCGGAAGGATCATCGGCGGGTGTCCTGTGATTCGGTTCTTCCTTAGCGCCTCGGTACGGTAAAACGTGACGATCTCGATCGCTTCGGCTGCCGGTACCTTCATCGCTATGGCTTCGACGGTTGTCTCGATAGGGTCAAAGGCGGCTATCAGGTTCGTTCTCTGCTCGGTCTCCCTGTGAGCTGACTCCCTGGCTTTTTCTGCGAGAGCGGTATCCAGCTCGGATCTCTCTCTCGAAGAGAGAGAGGGAGCAGGAGCAGGAGCAGGAGCAGGAGCAGGAGCAGGAGCAGGAGCAGGAGTAGCTGGACGCGCTGGATCGAGCTGGTGCGTAGCTGGTTCGCTAGCTGGACTAAAAGTGCCGTCTTTCTGCCTACTTGCAGATGCTGCTCTTTTTTTGCCGCCATTTGATCTTTTTTTCTTGGCTTCACGCTCGGACCATTTGCGTTCTTTGATCTGTTGAGCGTTCCCGCGAATCTCGATCGTCTCGCCGTCACGGTCTGCCAAGTTGCTCACGATCATGGCTTCGATGAAGCTTCGAGCCTCTTCGACTGACTCGAAGTCGATCTCGACGCACTCGATCAACTCTTCGAATGCGGCCTTCGCCATGCGCGCTGATTGCGTGAGCCGATAAACGAACATGAGCTGACCGAGAGCCAGACCTTCACGCCATCCCATTTCACGAGCCAGGCGGCTAAGCCTGCCACTGGCTCGTAAGTCGTCTTCGTAGTTCGTTCGCATTGTCTCCCCAGACGCAAGCGCACCCGCCTGCGTGGGACCGGGAAAGATCACGCAGGCGGGCGGCTTTGAATCCGTGGCCATATGTGGCCACGAAGTTTTATGCTTTTGGAGTTTCCCGGTCCGAAAGCGTGCCGAACCTACACGAACCTTTTAGGCGTTCAAGTTCTCGTCGCGAAATTGTTGGGGCGCATTGCCACGATTGGGACGTTATGACGCGGTGCGAGTGCCGATTACTAGCGGGTTTTGTCGATCTCTTCGTCTACTGCGTCGACCTGTTTTTTTTCTTCGATCGTGTCGGTGCGCATGCGTTCAAGTGCGAGAGCGACCGCTTTCTCGAAGAGCGCCCGCTTCGCTTTGGCGTCGGCGACGGCTTGCTCGTGCTTGCGTGCCAGCTCGAAGGCATAGCCGATCGTGAGAATGCAAAGCCGGATTGCCTGAACGATGATCTCGGCTGTCACGGCTTCACCGCCGCCCGTCCCTTGTCCGTTGCCGAGAAGTCGACGCCGCCGGTTTTCCATCGCCACGTGGCTTCGTTCGGGTCGTAGGCGAGCGGCGAGTATTCCTTCATGTGCACCCTGAGCCGAATCTCGCCCTCGGCTGCCGCTGTGAGCGTTTCGCCGCTAGACGGGTCAACCCATGACCACTTGACCAAAACAGGCCAGAAACCACGCTGGCGCGTTTCCACGGGGTCTTTTCCTAGGAGCCGTTCCCATGGGATCACGAGGTGGGTCTGACCCTTCGGGATCGTTCCATCGAATACCTTTCGGAGATCAGACGCCCAGATCGTGACGCTGGCGCATGTCTCGGCGGCGCACTCGACGGGCGGCACCACGACCACGATGTCGCCGGTCGGTTTCCAACCGGCGGGGTAGCGGCAATAAAGCGAGCCCACCGCCGCACGCTCGCCACACCCGGAAAGGATCGCGGTCGTGTCGCCGGCTTCGAAGGGGAACGGTCCCGGGTCGCTGTATGTCGCCGGGGCGCATCGCGCGCAAAACAGGAGCGCGGCGAGAACGATCAACCCGAAAATGGCGTCGTAAAGTCGATCGCGGTGGCGCTGCACTTACTCGCCGCCCTCGGCGTCTGCTGCCGCCTTTTGCTCTTTGGCTTTCTGGGTCTGCTGAATGATTTGATTCACGAGAACGGCGGCACCCGAGAGCGTGGTCGAGTGAACGAGAGCACCGATCCAGTCGACACCGCTTAGACGCAGGGAGATCACGCCGCTGATCAGCGAAAGCCCGAGGAAGATAAAGAGCTTTGCGCGCCCGGTGTAGTTGCCCAGCGGTGAGCGTGCGATTGCCATGATGACCTGGGTCACTACGGCGGCGATGCCGACCGCGCTCGCTCCCTTCAGCCCTCCCAGCGACTGAACGACAAGCGCGAGGCTTTGCGACCAATCGAGGTCGACCGGCATCGATGTTGGGTCAGCCTGGGCGAGTGCCAGCGAAGGGAAAAGAACAACGCAAACGAGAAGCAAAAAGCGGAAGAGCATGTGAGTAATCTCCTGGTGATGCGAGATTTTCTCACAGCTTTGGCGGGTGCGCTACTTCGGCGCCGGAGTGTATTCTAGATCCAGGCAAACACGACACACGAAAGCGCGCATTTTTGTGCGCCGGTCCTTCTTCTTTCCGAACGTCGCCGGGATCTTGATCTCGGCGACCGCCGTCGTTGAGGTGACCTCTTTGCACTTATGACAAATCACGTAGCTAGTCGGTGCGCTCATTTCTCGATCCACTCCTCGAACGATCCAGGAAACACGGGGAGCTTATGCCCCACGTGATGGTGTTTGTAATCCTCGTAAGTCTGATCCGCCATGTGTCGGTGATTCGCTGTGAAGTAGTCGCGCATCCATCCGACACGATACCCGGCTTTCCAAAATTTGGGCATCATTGCGACTTCCAGACCGCCATACCAGCGGTGAGGCTCTTCGAACTTTCCGATCTCTTTCACTACTGACCAACGCCACGCGCACACGGTGTTGATGAGCGCATAGTTCGGCGAGCGCACACGGATCGGATCCGGTCGCCCGTTCGCCCTAATGCTGATCTCTTCGCACCCGTGCTGTGAGAGCCACGCGTCAGCCGCCGGGCAATTGAGAGAGAGCCAGGCAAGCCGCGAGCTTGTCGCGAACACGTCGAGCATTGCGGCGAGCCACCCATCACGCTCGGGTGCTTCGTCGGGGTCGTATCCGACGATCACGTCGTCATCGGAGATCTGGCTCTTCAGCGCGTCGAGAATGAAGTTCAGCCCGTCATGAAGACCAAGGTTCATGTTAGCGTCGAGCACGATCGTCGAGTCGTGAAAGCGCGATCGATACACTTCGATCGCGTGCTTCACTTCCTTGCGTTCCAGCGGGTAGTGCTGATCCAGAATCACGTGCTTCGCGTTGCACGCTCGGAGGTCGACGGTGTCACGAAGCGAGCGCGCCCCCGCGTTGAAAACTCGAGAATTTGCATAGGCCATCGTCAGGATCCACGTTCTCATTTTGCCGCCTTTTTTTCGGCTTCGAGCTGCTGTTCTAAAATGTGAATGTTTCCTTGCATCCGATATTTGATCAGCCTCACCGGCGAGCCGCCCATGATCGTCCACGGCACGACGTCGTGAAGAACTAGGCTGTTTGCCCCTATACATGCGCCCTCGCCAATGGTGACGCCGGGCATGATGACGCAATTCGCGCCGACGATCGCGTGACGCTTCAGCGTGATCGGCTTGCGCTTCACGTTTCGAAACTTCGCCGGCACCGCTGACCCGACGAGCGCGTCGCCCTGGAAGCTGTCACTCGCGACGAGCAAGCGCGAGCCGGGCCCGACACAAGAAAAGTCTTCGAGCACGCAATCGCCGCCCGAGATCGAGACGTGCGTCGCAATGTGAACGTGTCGACCGACCGAGATCGTCGAACCCTTTGGAGAATAAATAAACGCGAACGCGTCGATCACGGCGTCGGCGTCGATCGTCACGTTGCCGATTATCTTCGCGCCGTGGTGAACGATCGCGCCGTTTTTGAATGTCATCGGCCCGGCGGCGTCGAACTGGTTCTCGATTTTCATCGCTGAGCCTCGACCACGATGTCGCCGAGAAACGGGCGTCCCTCGGTTGGCATTCCTGGAATCGTTGTGATGCCATGTGTGGTCGTGATCACGAGCCCGTCGAAACCGGCTTCTCTGAACACGAGAACAAGCTCGGCGGCGTCGTACACGAAGAGGTGACCCCATAGCCGTAACCCTTCGTTTACGAGCTGGCACGGCGTCGCCGGGGCCCATCCGACCGCGCTTGCGAAGTCGAGATCTTGTTCGAGATACTTGTCGATCAGCGTTCGGAGGTCGGGAACGCTGACGCGAATCACGCCGCCGGGAATCATCACGCGCCGGCACTCTTTGAGAAGCTTCACCGCGTCGTGCCGATGAAGGTGTTCGAGAAAGTGTTCGCTGAAGATCCGGTCGACTGACCCGGTGTCATAGGGAAGCCGCTCGCGCAGGTCGAGCGCTGCAAAGTGCTGAAGCAAATCAGACGAAACCGAAGGGTCGAGCTTTTCGTCGATGTTGATCCATCCCTCGATGACTCGCGCCCCACACCCTAGGTGAAGTCGTTTCATTTCACACCGCCGATCACTCTGGCCATTTGCTCGATCTCGACGTCGGTGCAATCGGAAGGGATCGCCACGAGACGTTGCTCGTCATAGGTCAGCAAGTGCTCAGACAAGTGCGGATGAAACACACGGCGCGCAACGAAACCGTTTTCGAATAGCGTTTCGACGAGCTGGGCGGGGTCACGGTGCGCGACAACCGCTAGCGACTGGGCGACCCCTAGCTCGTAAGGCGCCCACGCGGTGCCGCCCGATGCCGCGCACACGGCTTTGACCGTTTCTCGAATGCGAGCCGATCGAGCTGCGAAGTGTTCGGCTCTGTCGAGCTGGGCGAGAAGCAACGCGCATCGAAGCTCGTCGAGCTTCGCGTTCGTCGCGTAGCCCGGCAACACGTTGCGGCGGTCGTCAAACCCGAAGTTCATCGCCGCCATGATGGTCCGCGCAGCGTAAGACGCACCGCGAGGAAGAAACACGCACCCGCCCTCTCCAATCGGGAAGTTCTTCGTCGCGTGAAAGCTCACCGCGACGTAAGCTTCGGCGGGGTATTGCTTGATCGCGTCAGGGTGAAAAGCTCCGGCGGCGTCGATGACGAGCACGCCCTCGTTCTTTTTCTTTTCGATATAGCGCCGCATCCCGAACGGAATGGTTCGGACCACGATGTCGCGCTGCAAAGCTTCATTGTCGAAGCCGGTTCTCGCTTTGGCTGCGCCTGGATCTATGCGTCGAGCGGCTAGAGCTGTTGCCTGGAAAGTGAACGCTTCGAACGCCACGGTCGCCGAACGTCGCTTCAGCCGCCGCGATTGCGAGCGTGACCGCATGCGTCCCTGTCGAGACCGGGATCGCAAAGCGACCGGTCAGCTCAGACAATCGAAGCTGTGCCGAGTGCCATAGCTCGCCAAAGTTCGAGAACACGCCGGTCTTTTTCGTTGCCGCTTCCCATCGATCCGAGAACGTCGACACCGCCGGGAAGCTCGGTCTTACAAGCGGGATCAGATCAGAATCCGCCGTCATTGCGCCCGCCTTCCTGGCGCTCTTGAGGTAAACGCATTTGCATTTTTCCGTTCACCGGCAACGCGTCGAGCACGATCGAAAAGCTGACGCCGTCGCGGTTCTCGAACGCCGCGCCTATCTTGGTCCAGTATGCTTTGCCGCCTTGCTGGGCGGGCTCTTTCACTGTGAAAATGTCGTATCGTTTTGACATGGTGATCGGGGTTCCTTTTTGAGTGAAGTGTTAGAAGCAGATGTCTTCGGATTCGGGGGCCGCAAGCTTTGCTGCCGGCGGCGGAAGGGGAGGTGATTCGCCAGTGTCGACCCATGATTCGAGAGCGTTAGCTAGATCGACGTCTTCGGTCCAAAGCGCAGATTCGCGGATGATATCGACGGTGAAAACCTTCAGCAAAAATGCCACCGCGAGACCACGATCGCCGCCCGTCATTGCCAGGTATTCGTTGAAGGTCTTTTGAACTTTCTGCATGTTGTAGAGCTTGCTGACTTGCTCGCGCCAGTCTTCCCACACACCACGCGTGACACGATCCACCTTCTTCATTGCTTCGTCGTAGTCGAGCTTGGCCTTCTCGTTCGCTTGGCGCTCTGACTTCACGGCCACGAGCTGTGCCTTGAACGCTTTGATGTCGTCTTCGCCTGGTAGTTTTTCAGCCGTGACTTCGATGGTCATCGGCTTGGTGAAGTAGCGATCGGCTTCCCACTCGCGCTCGAATCGAAGAGGGTTCAGTGCGGCGAATGCCTCCGCTTGCGCTTGCGTCTCGAACGCTATGCCGTCGCTGTGGTTCCACTTCGCCACGAAGCGCGTGGTCGCTGGGATCTCGATGTCTTTGACGTCGCGAGCTTTCGGCGGTGGCGATGGCTTCAGCACGCCCTCGATCATCAGCTCGGCATCGAGCTGGCGCGTGACGTCATCGGTTTGCATTGCGGCGCGTTCTTGCTCGGTGTGATCCCAGTAGCTCTTAAAATTGCGTGTGCTCATTGTCTTACCCTTTGGTGGCGCACGGTGCGCCGGTTATCGGTCGTTGATTTGGATGTTGACGTACAGCTTTGAAACGCTATCCACGAGGGTGTTAGCGAATGCCTCGATCGTCTTCTTCCCGCTTGCTGTCATCTTTTCGACCACCGCCTTTTTGATGGCTG